GACGACCTGCGCTACCTGGTCGACCGCAACCGCTGGGACGACATCCGCACCTACGCGGACAACCAGGGCATCGACGAGCCCCGCCTCCCCTCGGCCCGCAGCCTGCGCGCGCAGACGCCGCGGAGCAGGATCGTCACGGACGGCTTCGAGCGGATCGCCGAGCAGCTGGGCGTTTCCGTTGAGAGCAGTGGCGAGGAGGATCAGGGCGAGCCAGTGAGCGGCGGTGGCCAGCAGGCGCCGCAGCAGCCCGCCAGCCAGTCCTCGGAGGAGCAGCGGTACAACGGCATGACCGTCCCGCAGCTCAAGGAGGAGCTCGACAAGCGTCGCGCCGAGTACATGGCGGGCGAGGACCCGGACGCGGATGCGGCAGCGGAAGTCAGCTACACCAACGACGACCGCAAGCCGGACCTCGTGAAGAAGCTCGTCGACGACGACGCTGCGCAGGCGGACATCGACGAGTAGGTGAGCTCCGAGAGGGCGTCAGCGTGGGTGTGCGGGGCTGACGCCCTCTCGGTCTACATAAGGAGAAAGCTCGATGGCGCTCACGGCTGATCAGTTGGCTCAACTGCGCAAGATGATCGATGAGCTGGACGACGCGGAGGGCTGGAACGACACCGCACTGGAGCTGCTGGCCAGCGGCAATCTCAACCAAGACGGAACGTACAATCTGAACAAGGCGGCGAACGCGGGGTGGGGGATCAAGGCGGCTCGGTATGTGGAGCTGGTGCGCATCAGCGAGTCTGGCTCCAGCCGGGATCTGCAGCAGATGTTCGAACACGCGATCACCATGGCCAAGCTGTACGGGGACATGGACGGCGGAGAAGTTGCCGCCACGCCTGCGCCGCAGTCCACGAAGATCGTACGGGCAACTAGGAGTGCCTGATGGCTGAGCTTGCTGGCTACTGGGGACCAGAAGCACTTCTCTATTCCACCAACGGGGATCCGGCCCGCTCCGTGCCGGTAGAGATCAGAGACGCCATCACGAACGAGCTCGCCGTGTTGTACACCGATCCGCAGCGGTCGGACGTGGTGGCCAACCCGACTGCGACGGACTCTCTGGGTAACCTCCAGTTCTATGCGGAGCCAGGCTTCTACAACGTTCGAATTGTTGGTGCCAGCCAAGGTTTTCTCGCGAAAGTGATCGGGGAGGGCACTGATGGTGGGGGCGCCGGACCGGCAAGGTACGAACACGTTCAGGTAGTTGCGCAGGCTGTGTGGACCGTGAATCACAACCTGGGAGCTCGCCCCGCGGCAGTCAGTCTCTTCTCGCTGGATTACAGCCAGGCGTTTGACGAGTTTGCGGTGCAGCACATGAGCGTCAATCAGCTACTAATTTCCATGGACGTGCCGACTGCCGGCCGCGCCTTGATGATGTAGGGAGAAGAACAGCATGGCGGCAACGAAGTCCCTCTCGCAGAAGGACATGAACGGCCAGAAGATCACGAACCTGGGCGCCGGCACGACCAACACCACCGATGCGGCCAGCACGGCGGACGTGGAGACCGCCCGGGCGAACGCTGTCAGCCGCGCCAACCACACGGGTACGCAGCTGGCCGCCACGATCTCCGACTTCAACACGGCGGTGCGGTTGAACCGCCTGGACCAGATGGCCGCGCCCACTGCGGCCGTCAGCATGGGCAGCCAGCAGCTCACCAACGTGGCTGACCCGTCCAGTGCGCAACACGCGGCCACCCAGGGCTGGGTCTTGGCCCAGCTCGGCGCACAGGCTGCGGGACTGGTGTTCAAGGGCGCGGTGCGTGCCGTGGCCAACACCAACATCAACGTGGCCTCCGCCCCGTCCACCATAGACGGTGTGACGCCCACGGCTGGCGACGTGTTCCTGTTGACCGCGCAGACGACCGGCAGCCAGAACGGTCCGTACGTCTGGGCTTCTGCCGGGGCGGCGATGACGCGCCCGACCAACTTCGACGTAGCCGGTGAGGCTGTGCCGGGGTCGATGTGGGTTGTGCAGCAAGGCACCTACAACGACCAGCTCGCCATCCTCAGCAACGACACGTTCACCCTCGGTACTACGACCGGTACGTTCGTCTTCCTCAACCCGGCAGCCGCCAGTGACAACGACACGGGCTACACGGAGACATGCCCCGCCACGAGCGGCGGTGGCGCCTGGGCTGTGAACCACAACCTGGGTAGCAAGGCGGTCATCGCACAGGTGTACCGCACGGCCAGCCCGTACGACGAGGTGGACGTCTACATCACCCGCGACACCACGAATCAGATCAACGTGCGTCCGGACATCGCGATCTCCGCCGCGGAGTTCACCATCGTGGTCAGCAAGGTGGTGTGACATGCGGCGACAGCCCCTCTCCACGCCTTTCCTGGCACCAGACGGTATCCCGGGCGCCGTGCGCGCTGCGGGGTTCCGGCCGATCGGTGTGGACGCTGGCTATGCCGCTTTCCCCTCCATCGCGCAGTTCACGGACAGGTCGCTGCGTCTCATGTGGCGGGAGGGCGTTGCGCACACAGGTACGGACGGCGTCATCAAGACCAGCACCAGCACGGACAACGGGCGCACCTGGGCTGCGGCCAGCACTGCGCTCACGGGTGCGGCCGGCACCGACCTGCGGGACCCGGTCATCAGTGTCAGCAACGGCGTCACGCACATCACCTACTTCAAGGCGACGAGCGGGCTCTCCGCGGCTGGCGCCTTCTACCGGCCGTCCTCCGACAACGGGGCGACGTGGGGCACGGAGCGAAGGATCGACCCCTCCCAGCCCTACGCAGCCATCAGCGGCCCGGTGATCCGCCTGCCGAACGGCGACCTGATCACCAGTTATTACGGGAAGGACGCAAGCCAGACCTGGGACTCCTGCTGGAGCGCCAAGTCCACGAACGCTGGGGTCAGCTGGACCCGCACGCTCATGGCCGACGGCCAGACAGCCGGGCGCGACTACCAGGAGCCGTGGATCATCTCCGCGGGAGGCACTACTCTCTACTGCTTCTACCGCTATGGCACGGCTTCGGCTATTGGCCTGAGCACTTCTACCGACAGCGGCGCGACGTGGTCTTCGCCAGTGCAGATCTTCGGCAACGCCACCGGCCGCCCCGCCGCAGCCTGGCTCCCCAGCAACAGCATGATCGTGACGGCCCGGGATCTCACGAACAAGCAAGCCTTCATGCGGTACCGCAAGGGCGGTGCGGGTAGCACCGCATGGGCCGCGCCGATGCCCGTAGGGATGCCGCAGGCGAGCGGAACTCTGGGCATGACGTACGCGCACCCACTGCCCATTGTGGGCGGTACGATCTGCGCGCTGGGCGTCGAGTACAGCTCGAGCTCTTCGCAGATCCAGATCGGCTGGATGAACGAGGGGGCAGGCACTTCCCCGCTGGGCGACGCCTTCCTGGACGACCAGCTCTCCATCGTCGATGAGATGGACTCCACGTTCGTCACCACCTTCCGTCAGATCAACGGCGCGTTGGCTGCGCCGTGGGTGGTACAGGCGGGGGCCGTGGTCGTCACTGACGGCGAGCTGTTGAGCGCCAGCAACGACAACACCCCAGACTTCCCGCGGGTGTACTTCGGCACCAACGACATGACCGTGGAAGCGGACCTGTACACCTCCGGTCCCGAAGCGGGCTTCTCTGTTGTGTTCAGAATGATCGATGCGAACAACTACCTGCACTTCGGACCGGAGACGCAGGGCACGAAGTGGCGACTGTACAAAGTGGTCGGTGGTGTGAGCACGGTGCTGTTCGTCGTGGATGGCGCGATGAACTTCGGAGCCTACCACCGGTACAAAGTGGTGGCTCGAGGCAACGGCATTTGGTGCTATGTGAACGATGGGTACATCACGCCCAACAGCGCCAACTACGGACAGGGCTACTACAGCCATCAACTGAGCTCCGGAGATATGTCAACTTTCCTGTCCGGGAAGATGGCTGGTGTAAAGTTGAATGCGCAAAGCACAACTGTGCACAAATGCCGTCGATTCATGGTGAGGGGATAATCATGGCCATTGTCGTACCGCCCCCGGCCGATGAGACTCTCATTGACATCACCGAGTCGATTCGGCAGAACCGCAGGCTCACGCACTACTTCATCATGAGTGCGCCAACGCAGATCATCCTTACGCCGCACACGGACGCGCGCACGCCTTCGGGAGCAACTACGCGCCAGCCGGGGGCGCCGCGGGAAGTGCAGACCTTCCGGCTGATCCCCTTCAGCTATTCCGAAAGGCCAGTTACCTCGGGGACTGGCGGCGGAGTGCAGCGCAAGTACGACTTCACGCTGCTCGGCGAGTGGAATTCGCTCATGGCGGAAAACGATCTGTGGGAGGATGACCTGGGGCAGAAGTGGGTCATTGATTCGCTGGTGCCGTACAACGGCTACGAGCGGAAGGGGCTCGTGATGAGCTACGGTCGGAGGCCTAGCCATGGCTAAGGCATTCACCATCGAGCTGGACGAGATGAACTACAACCTGAGGAACTTCGACAGGCGGGCCCGCAACGCCATTGATCGAACGTTGCGGTATCAGGCAGCTCGCAGCGAGACGTGGATGCGCACGAACGCCAGCTGGACCGACCGCACGGGCAACGCGCGCAACGGCCTGCACGCCACGGTGGACAAGCTCTCCGAGGATAGCTGGCTGCTGGTGCTGGCCCACAGCGTCAGCTACGGCATCTGGCTGGAGGTCATGCAGAGTGGTCGGTTCGCCATCGTGCGGCCCGCCTTCCTGAAGGCCAACAAGGAAACGATGGACCTGCTCGGCAAGTTGTTTGCCAGGATGGAGAAGGGGCGATGACCGCACGAGGCGCGTTGCGTCGGCTTCTCTACACCGACTCCGAGATGTTGGGGCTCGGGTTCATCGCGGATCGCATCTACGCGGCTAACTCCGCAGACAGCCCTGACACAGATGAACCGTTCATTGTGATCAGACATGAGCTATCGGAGAAAGCCTTCACCACGTTCGGAGTGGACATCGTCAGCTTCTGGGTTCACCTGCCCCGCAAGGTGACCACGGACTACGCCAGCATCGACAACGCGCTTGATCGCATCAAGACCCTGGTGGTCAACGCGGAACAATACCCCGGAGATGACGGCTGGGTACTGACCGCTGGTAGCTACGTGGACACCAGCGGCGACCTAGTTGACGAGGCGTACAACACCATCACGAAGAACTCCACATTTCGAGTGGCCGCACACAGCATGGTCACGCCGTGAAAGGAATGGCAATGGTCGGAAAGAAGAACCCCCCTCCCGCGCCTGACGCGCAGCCCACCGGTTCCGGTGTCGTGCCGGGCAGCCAGCAGGGCGCGGAGATGCTGGACCAGCCGGGCGTTCGTGCGGGTGGCGAGCAGGTGCAGCCAGGCGTCAACGACGGCACCCCGCCGGAGCCGCTGGACAAGGGGCAGGAGGAGGAGCTGAAGTCGACGGAAGCGGACAAGGAGCTCGCCGAGGAGGAGGCGGACCTCGACAAGAACTTCGTTGGCTTCCACGGTGAGTTCAGCAAGCGTGAGATCACCGTGGACGAGTGGCGGGCCGCCGGGGTCCAGGATCAGCCGGGGGTCACGTGGAACCGCGCCAACAACCGTCGCGTCCCGAAGGACGCGTTCACCGCGCAGGCGCTGAACGTGCTACGCCAGGACCCGGACTTCCGGGTGCCGTGATGCATGAGGCATACGAGTTCCGTTGCGCTAGCCGGGTTCATGGAGTCATGGTCCGGCCGGGCGTGATGGAGTATCGGTGCCACAGTCGCTATTGCGGCAAGCGGAGCGGTGTTGTCGTCGTGCATTGGTTTGATGTCGACACCGGAAAACTGCTCGACACAAAAGAATACAGAGACATCGAACTGAAAAGGGAGGGATCGTGACAGCACCAACAGCACTGCCGTACGGCATGCGGGATCTGAAGATCACGCCGTACAGCGACGCGGGCGGCACGACGCTCAGCACCGAGGTCATCGACCTGCCGAACATGCAGACCCTGAGCTTCTCCGAGGAGGAGGAGTTCCAGGAGCTGCGCGGTGACGACCGGGTGGTCGCCATTCGCGGTTCCGGCGCCACGGTCGAATGGGAGCTCGAGGCTGGCGGCTACAAGATGCGGGTATGGGAGGTGATGACCGGCGGAGAAGTGACGCAGTCGGGCATCGCGCCGAACCGCTCGTGGCGGCTGGACAAGCGGTCCAGCGACAGCCGGGGCTACTTCAAGATCGAGGGGCAGATCATGTCCGACAGCGGTGGTGACGTGCACGCCATCATCTACCGCTGCCGCTGCAACGAGTCCATCGAGGGCGAGTTCGCCGACGGTGAGTTCTTCATCACCAACGCGTCCGGCCAGGGGCTCCCGCTGCTGGACGACGCGAACGATCTCCTGTACACGTTGGTGTACAACGAGACCGCCACGCCCATCAACCAGGCGGGCGACCCCCTGCCGACGTTGCAGGCGCCCCCGACCAGCCTGGCCGCGGGTACGGCCACCAGCACCACGGTTCCGCTCACCTGGACGGCCGCCGCCAACGGTTCGCCGCTGGCCAACGGCTACGAGGTTCAGGTGCGCACGGCCTTCGGCGACTGGGCCACGGTCAACGACGTCAACCTCACGAGCCGCACCACAACCGGTGCGACCGTGACCGGCCTGGTGACCGCCACGGCCTACCAGTTCCGCGTTCGCGCGGGTTCGGCCAGCAACGGCCTGAGCTCGTGGACCGCACCGGTCAGCAAGACCACCGCCTAACCCACAACCGCAACGGGAAACTAGGAGCACGAAGATGCCTTCCCAGAACGACTACCAGGCCACCGCGTGGGGCAAGCCGAAGGAGTACGACTTCACCTGCCCCAGCGGGCAGAAGTGTCTGCTTCGCAAGATCGATCCGTTCGACCTCCTCGCGGCCGAGTTGCTGGACAAGCTGGACTTCGTGACCAGCGTGGTCATGAACAAGCACGTCGCGAACGCGAAGATGAGCAACGTCGACCGAATCAAGGCGCAGCGTGCCGCGCGGGAGAAGGGCGACGCCAGTGAGCTCGCTGCGGCCAAGGAGATGGCTGCCGCGGAGCTCATCAATGACCCCAAGAAGCTCAAGGACTTCCAGGAGGTCATGGAGAGCGTCATGCTCTTCGCGGTAGTGGCGCCGAAGCTGACGCTGCCGCCCGCCAAGGATGAGGACCGCCAGGACGGCGAGATCTACACCGACACGGTCGACTTCCAGGACAAGATGGCCATCTTCTCCAAGGTGATGGAGGGGGTGAACGTCGCCGAACGATTTCGCGAACGATCCGAGGAACTTGTGGCAGCTGTGGCATCTGAGCCAGGCGTACGGAAGCCTGCCCAGCGACGTTCTCGGGCTAAGGGAAGCGGATCCGCTAGCTAGCTACTATCTGGATCGTGGCGTTATGTTCCTCGGGCAGGGCATCGAAGACGATCTGGAGAAGGCTCTTCATCCCCCGGACCGGAAATCCAAGAAGCCGCTCACGCAAATGCAGAAGGATCGCATTCGCCGCGAAGTATTCGAGCGTTGGTTCAACGAGAAGATCGAGCGCAAGTTCAGGGACCCGATGAAGGGATAGGGGCATGGCCGACTACAATCTTGGCACCGCTCACGGAAAGATCAAGATTGATTACGAGAAGTCGGGTGCCACCGAGGCCAAGAAAGACGTCCGTGACATCGGGGACGAAGCGACGATCAGCAGCACCAAGATTGACAAGGCCACCAGCTCCTCGGACCGCAACTTCGAGGAGCTGGGAGCCTCTGCCCGCAAGGCGGCCAGTTCGTTCAATGTAGACGAGCTGCCGTACCAGCAGTTGGCCGCAGCGGTTAAGAGCCTCGAGCGGGATGTCAGCGAGGCCAGCACTGCGGCGGTGACTGCCCGGGACAAGCTGGCAGCCGCGGAGTCGCGGCTGCGCGAAGCGCGTGAGCGGAGCGGGGCAAGCACGAGCGAGATCTCTCGGCTGGAGCAGTCAGTTCGCTCTGCCCAGCAGTCCACTGTGAACAGTACGGAGAAGCTGGAGAACTCCACCCGGGCGCTCGGTGCAGCCCGCGAGCGGCTCAACCGCATTCCGAAGCCACGCAGTGCGGTTGACCCCGGCGACGCTGGGCGCCTGGACCACCTACTGAGCCAGCTCCGCTCGATCAACTCCAACTCCAGCCAGGCGGTCAAGGGGATCAACACCTTCAGCGGCCGGTTGAAGTTCATGATCGCTGGTGTGGCGATTGCCACGCCGCACATCGCCGGTCTGGGCGTGGCGCTGGCTAGCCTTGCTGGGCTGGCTGGTGTTGCCGCCGGGGGCCTGGCCAGCTTGGGCGCTGTGGCCGGGACCGTGGTTACTGGGCTAAGTGGCGTGGGTGACGCGTTCAAAGCTGCCAACGCGCAAGCTAAGGCGGCCGGTGGTGGGGCCGCTTCGAGCGCCAACTCGATACGAGCTGCGGCCCGCAGCATCGAGCAAGCCAAGCGCAGTCTCACCGACGCAGAGGAGAACCTGCGCCGGGTTCAGGAAGACGCCACCCGAGCTGCTGTTCAGGCGGCCCGGCAGGTCGTTGACGCACAGAAGGACATCGTCAACGCGCAGCGGGACGCGGTGCGCGCACAGGGGGAGCTCAACAAGGCTCGCCAGCAGGCCACCCGCGACCTCGAGGACATGCGAGACGCGCTGGTCGGTGGGGCGCTGGATGAGCGCCAGGCAGTTCTGGATCTCCAGGACGCACAGGCCGAGCTCGCCAAGACGAAAGCAGATCCGACCGCCAACGCGAGCGACATCGCAAAGGCCACTCTGAACGTTGACAAGGCTACGTTCGCCCTCGAACAACAGCGGAAAGAGCAGTCCCGCCTAACCGTCGATCAGGAGGCTGCGGCAGCAGCCGGAGTGGAGGGGTCCAGCCAGGTAGTTAGTGCTCAGGACGCAGTACGCAGCTCCATCGAACAAGTCGTTGCGGCGCAACAAGCTCTTGCGGATGCGCAGGACAACGTTCGGCAGACACAGGTAGACTCCGCGAGAGCAGTGGCGGATGCCACCCAGGCCATCATAGACGCGCAGCAGGCGGTCTCTGACGCCTACGCGGACGCAGCTGAATCCGGTGCAGCCGCGGGAGCCAAGCTCAATGACGCGCTAGCGAACCTCAGCCCCAACGCTCGGGCATTCGTCAACGAGGTCAACGGCATTCGTGACGCCTGGGACAACGTTCGCCGTTCCGTGCAGGACAAGCTATTCGAGGGATTGGCCGCGGAGGTCAAGCCGCTGGCTCGGGAGTGGTTCCCCCTCCTGGAAGCCGGCATGGGCAAGGTAGCGACCGGCATGAATGGTATAGTCCATTCGGTCGTAGACTACCTGCACACCGCGGAGGCGCAGCAGAACGTAGCGCACATCTTCGACAACACTGCGGTGGCTGTCGGTAACCTGCGCAACGTAGCGCGCGACCTGATCGCAGCCTTCCTAGACATCGCCAGTGTGGGCAGTGACTTCCTCCCCGGCCTGGCCACTGGCGCAGCCGACGCCGCCGCGCGGTTCCGAGACTTTGTCAGTGCTGCCAAGGAGTCCGGCCGACTGCGGGAGTGGATGCAGTCCGCCATCGACACAGCTTCAACGTTGTGGCAGCTGCTGAAGAACCTCGCCAGCATCGTCGGCACGGTGTTCAGTGCCTTCGACATGGAGGGCGGGGGCGCGCTCAACACCCTCACCGCGCTCACCGGTGCGGTTGCGGAATTCCTGAAGAGCGCGGAAGGGCAAGACGCGCTGCACGCACTCGGCCGCATCCTGGCGAGCATCGGTGGCGCGTACGGCAAGGTGTTCATGAGCTTCCTCGAGGTGGCCGCGGATCTGCTGGTGCGCCTCGAACCGTTCATTGTGGCCTTCGCCGATGCGGTGGGTGTCTACCTCGCCGGGGCTCTGCAAGCCATCCAGCCGGTTCTCCAGTTGTTCGCTGATGTGCTGGGATTCCTCGGACCGTCACTAGGCCCGGTCGTCGCAGGCTTGTACGCAGCCAACAAAGCTATCGCGGCTGCGCGAGTGGTCTGGGCTGCGCTCAACGTCGTGATGGACATGAACCCCTTCCTGCTCATCGCTGCGGCCGTGGTGGCGCTGGCTCTGCTGATCTACCAGAACTGGGATGCCATCAAGGAGTTCCTCGCTGGAGTGTGGCAGTGGATCGCAGACACAGCCAAGGCTATCTGGCAGTGGATCTACGAGTCCATCGTGCAGCCGGTGATCAACGCATTCACCGCAGTGGTCGAATGGTTCACGAAGATGGGCGCATTCATCGGCGGAATGATGAGCGCTGCTCTGCAAGCAGTGAAGGACGCCTGGAATTGGATTCAGCAGAAGTTCATTGACGCTGGCCGCGCCATTGGAGACGCGGTAGGAAGCGCGGTTGAGAATGTCCTTTCGTTCTTCCGATCCTTGCCCGGCAACATTCTCAACTTCCTGACCAGCCTGCCCGGCAAGATGCTTCAGGTTGGTAAGGACATCATCATGGGCATCGTGCACGGCCTGGAAAATGCAGCGCACTGGATCTGGGATAAGATCACTGAAATTGCCTCTGATGCCTGGAATGCGGTAACGGACTTCTTCAGCATTAGCTCTCCGTCAAAGCTCACGCAGTGGGGCGGCCAGATGATCGGCCAGGGCCTCGCCAACGGTATCGCCAGCATGACCGGCAAGGTGGTGCAGGCGGCCAGCACCATGGCGCAGGCGGTCAGCGAAGAGCTCACGGGCGCAAGTGCCACCATGGCGGCGAACCTGGCCCTCACGGGAGACGTGAGCGGTATACCCAAGACCCTCGGAGCCACCGTGCCCCTGACCGCCACTGCGGGCCCAGGATCGACAGCTGCGGTCGCAGGCGGAGGGGGCGGGAAAACGGTTATTGTGCAGATTGAGAGCGTCAGTCTGAATGTGGCCGGAAACCTGGACCCGACGAACCCCACGGCTTACCGCAAGACGCTGGTGAACCTGAAGGATTCGCTGCGCAACCTCGACAAGGAGTACGCCTGATGCCTACGCCCACAATTCTCCTGGGTCGGATGCGCGTGCGCGAAGACCTGACCGTAGCCGAGCAGGCTGACGCGGATGGCGGCCGAACGTTGACGCTGACGGGGCAGGAGTCCATCCCCCGCCTGACTGCCGCAGCCGTTGCGCGCCAGCGGGAAGACATCCTGACCCTGCCCGGTTCGTTTGTGCCCGTGTCGTTCCAGGTGAAGAACTACCTGGATGGCTTCTACGAGGTGGACTCCGCTTCAGGCACTGTAGAGGACTGGGACGATGACCTCGTGGTGTTCCGCTGGTCGGCCAGCCTGCTGCGCGCAGGCACGGAAGCCGACACAGACATCGAGAGCCGCTTGAGTGGCAGCCTGACGCGGGTCAACGACTTCACCATCACGGGGGAGCGTACGCACGCACCAGCCATCACGCACGGCGGCTACTGGTCGGACGCTACGGTCACCAGTGCGGTTCAGCGCGTTGGCGAGGACGGCACGCTGAAGTTGTACCGGGGCATTGGTTCTACCGTGAATCCCCGCTGGTCCACAACGGCTGCGGGGTACGCAACGGGGAGGGTGCGCTTCACCGACGAGCTCGGTCTGGAGCGGTCGGGAGACGGTGCATGGCTGCAACCCACCGGTTGGACGCTCTCAAACGGCCTGGTGCGCGTGCAGCCGCTGCTGAGCGGTGGTGTGCTCGCCATTGCCGCCTACACCGGTGGGGCCTGGCACGTGAAGAACTGGGATGTGCTGGGCTCGTCCACTACGTTCGGGGTGTTCGACAGGTGTCAGCTGCTGCACAACCAGTACGAAGCAGTGACCGTCCGGATGATGAAGATGCTTACCACCGGCCGGGTATACCTGGACATCACGCTGCGCCGCGGGCATCGGTTCGTGGAGATATATCTCCAGAGCGAATTCAGCCAGACGCTCAAGGTGGTTCTCGCTTCTGCGGAAGGCGGAACGGCGGGCAGCGGCATGGTGGTCAGGACCACGCTGGACGCAGACAACAACAAGTATCTCATCGGGAGCGCAAGGTCTTTCACGGCCGACGCCGTGAACGGCGGGATCAGCAAGTCTTCCGCTACCGCACTGGATGCGTTCGTCGGTGTGGTGGCAGGCAGCTCGCCGGTCACCGGTGACGCAGCGGCGGATCTGCAGAAGCAGTACGTCGGAATGCCCAACGAGCTCGTGCAGGGGGTGAGGCGATAATGGCTGTAACAGAAACGCTCCGAGCCTTAGGGAGCTGGGGTGTGACCTTCAAGAAAGGCATGCCCGAATCAACCTGGAAGGAGCTCGAGTACTTCGGCCACATCGCGGTGCATGTGGGCAGGCGGCCGAGCTCCCTCGACGACTCCCTTCTGCGCAGTGCGCGCTACGTCGGGCCTATCGACACCATCAGTGACCACAGTGGTGTGCGCAGCATCGGTGGCGTGGGCATGGCGATGTGGCTGGGCGACGCAGACGGCAAAGGGGATGTGTTCAGCGATCCGTTGGTGCTGAACAGCGACTTCGCCACGGCCGTCACCGCAGCCCTGCCGCCCTCCGGTGCCGTGACAGCAGGCACGATCACCAACACCGGAGACAACTTCACGGGCACGTTCCAGTTCCAGAACTCCCGGGAGATCATCGACTACATATGCCAGACGGTTGGCGAGGCAGGCTGGCGCGTCAACGGCGATGCCACGCTGGATGCCGGACCGGAGTCCGCGCTGTGGCGTACGACTCCGCGATGCCTGGTGGTGCACAAGTCTGTCGGCAGAGCCATCGCAGGGTTCGACGACATGTGGCTGCAAGCGTTGGCGGGCAACGCGGAAACAGACCGGGACGTCAAGGACTACACGACGGGCGTGCTGCTGCTGGGGCAAGGCATCAACGGCCAGTTCGTTGCGGCAGAGGCGGAAACGCCCGAGATCGAGATCCCGTTCAAGGACCTGCACGGCAACCCAGTGCGGCGCACGCGCATCGTGCAGGAGTCCGAGACCAGCACGGACAACGCTCCCGCCCGGGCGCAGTTGCAGCTGAACAGGTTCAAGTCCACCCGCGACGCCCTAAGCCTGGACACTTCGAACTACGACGTCAAGGGCACCGTTCAGGTCGGGGACTACTTGTGGGCGTACGACCCGATCATGGGTCTGATGGACAACGCCAACGAGCAGCAGTTCCGCGGCCAGCGCATCAACCCGTTCAAGCTGCGGCTCACTGAGACCACCTGGCCGATCACCAGGCGCATGAGTGTGTTCTACCGCAACATGATCGGCGAGTGGTTCGACCTGTCCCGCTACGTGGTGCCGGAGTCCGGCGAGACCACTCTTGTGGTGGGTGGTTACAACCGCAGCCTGAGCGAGGGCGGAAGCGGCAGCTTCCCCGTGAGCCCACCGCCGGACACTTCGGTGCCGGACAAGGTGGATTGGGTAGAGCCCTTCCAGCTGAGCGTGTACCAGTCTCCGGCCACCGGCGTGGCGCGCTCCGAGGCCATCCTGAAGTGGATCGAGCCCACGAACGTAGGCGGTTCAAGCATTCTCGACGGATCGCACTACGAGATCAGATACCGCCGGGCGACCATTCCAGACTATCCAGTCACTATGGACATGATCAACAACCTCGGCCTCACGAACGATCAGCTCACACTCACGGGCGCTACGTACGCGCACATGATCTTTCTCGGCGAGACGGAGTGGCAGACCGCCATAGCTCCCTTCGATACCACGGTGTTCCGACTGCAGGAGCTCACCCCGTCAATGCCCTACGAGGCGCAGATCCGTGCGGTGGACCTGGCCAACCCCAGCAACCGCGGGGAATGGTCGGACCTGGCGCTGTTCACCACCACTCGGGACAACATCCCACCAGCCACGCCTGCGCCTCCGTTCATCGCGAGCAACCCGCTGTTCGTTCAGATGACACACATGCTGGGCGTGTCCTCCGGTGGAGACTTCAACCTCGACAGGGATCTCCATCACCTGGAGCTGCACGGCGGGGTGGAGCCGCTGTTCACCCCCACGGACGACACGCTCCTCGGCAAGGCGCTAGCCAACTACGGCAGCATGATCGGTCAGATCCCTGTGGTGCAAACGTTCTCGCAGGCGAACACGGGCTACGTGTACTACAAAGTGATCGCAGTAGACGAGGCCGGCAACAAGTCCCTCCCCTCCCAGGCCGTTGTGCAGCAAGTCGGTCTCATCGATGATCAGTACATCAGCAACCTGACCGCCTCCAAGATCACTGCGGGGACGATGGATGCCTCGGTGATCGTTGGTGGGCGTATTGCCACCATGCAGGACTTCGACTTCCCTGGCGTGGAGTTGAACGCTGCTGGCATCAGTGGCTGGACCACCACAGGTTTCCGCGCGCTGCACTGGGACAGCACGACGGGCAAGCTCCACGTGAACGGCGACGGGGGCATCGAAATCAAGGATGGCGCTCTGCTCGTGCGCAATGCCGCGGGCAACGTCATTATCGAGCTGGGGGAGTGCTTCGACGGACGACACGGTTTGCAGGTATACAAGGATGACGGCACTCGCGTGCTGCGCGCAGGGGAGCTTGCGAGCTCTGGCGGAGACGGCATTGAGGTGCTCAACGACGGTGGCCAGCTGGTGCGCATATCGGCCCTGGCTTTCGGTATGCAGGCCCAGACCCTCACGGGCATTGCCGCCACCAACCTGAACACCTACAACGGCAACACACCCACGTGCACGGTTGAAATCGGCAACACAGGTCGCGCCATGGTGAGCTTCAGTTGCTGGATTCTGCCAGGCGTAGACGGGGGCGGATTCATTCGAGCGGCTTCGGCTAGCTTCCAGGCCAGCGGCCCGGGAGGTGCCTCCATTGCCGCAGCCGACGCGCAGGCACTCTCCGCGGACGGCGGCAACCAGGGCATCGGGCGCTCGTACCTGTGCACTGGTCTCACGCCGGGAACCTGGACGTTCAGCATGGCCTACAAGGCACAGGGAACAGGCTGGTCAAACTCTCAGTTCTACAACCGGCACATCGCAGTTCAACCCTTCTAGGGAGGACAGAACAATGACAATGGACTACACCACCAAGATGGCCCTCCGCCTTCCTCAGGGTGACGAGCTGTGGGATTTCGGAAACTACAACTTCAACTTCGAGAAGCTGGATGACTTCTTCGGTACGGTCATCTGCACTTCGGTTACGCGTCCGAGCACGCCGTTTCCGGGAATGATGATCTACGAGACCGACTCGCGATTCACGTACGTTCGGAACGCCGCGAACAACGCGTGGATTCAGATGGGGCAGATCCCTTCGATAAGTAGCACCGCCTCGATCCTCGCGCCGTACACCGGCCAGATCGTGTTCGTGACCACGGGCAACGTCTTCATGCGTTACACCGGTTCTACCTGGACACCGCAGTCGCTGTTCACCCATTCCGCCAACAACACCGTGAGCGCTTCGGAGTCCAGCTCATCAGGCTCCTTCGCTGATCTGACCACGGTCGGACCCTCGGTCACCCTCACTTCGGTAGGCACGCAGGCGCTCGTGATGTGGCGCGCGCAGGTGTTCTCGAACGTGGTCTCCGCGAGCTACAACCCACCCGCAACGTGCTACATGGGATTCACCATTTCGGGAGCCACCACTCGAGCCGCCTCTGACTCGGATTCGATGGCTGCTGCCTGCACCAATGCGAGCGGCGGTTTCCAGCTCTCCGGCATGCAGCTTGTTACGATTAGCGCTGGGACGAACACGTACAAGAGCGTGTACCGGGTGGTCAGCAACACCGGGACGTGGGCGGCTCGTCGGCTGTGGGTAATCGCACCGTAAGGAGAAGTTAATGACGATCAAGAGGTTCACCGCTCGGCCCTCTTCTTTCGTGATGAGCCAGTGGACTGGGGACAACCTGGAACAGCTGGAGAAGCACTACGACACGAAGTTCCAAGTGAACCTGGACGGCAGCCTCTGCCTGTTCTGCCAGCCGTTCAACCAGGGAGACGTGTCCGTTCCAGTGGGGCACTGGTTCGCCCCGCAGTTCATGGGCAGCCTCTCTCCGGAGGAGGTTGCCGAGCAACTACAGGAAGCGCCAGAAGGACCGTTCAAGTTGCAGCTAGTCCAAGATTAGGAGAAAGGTGAATCCCCGTGCCATGGAGGAGTGACAAGAGGAACCGTTTCATCTACGGCGGCATGTATAGTCTCTTGCTAGTGGCCGGGGCTTTCTTCGCCTTCTATCCGAGCCAGGCTATTCTCAACGCGCTGCAATCGGGGCTGGTGTACGCGTGGTCTGGATTCCTGGTGACGGGCGGAATGAGCTCGTTCTACGGAGTGGCGCGCAACAAGTGGCACGGTGAGATGATCGGCCTCCCCCTGCTGTCCGCAGCCAACGCGATCTTCGCGGTAGCGCTTTTCCTCTACGCCCAGACGACTCCCTCCTACGGTTTCGGATTGATATTCATGGCCTTCTCTTTTGGATGCCTTGCGCGCTGGCGCGAGCTCCGCAGGCTGGTGAAGTTGATAGAGGGGTCTAGACATGGATCTTAATCTGATCTTCACCATCCTGTTCGGCGCTGGCTCGGGTGGTGCGATCATCGGCATACAGAACGTAATCAAGGCAATGCGGTCCGGGAAGGTACAGAGTGAAGAGACTCTTCTTTCCCGGATCGATGCTGATAACAAGAAACAACAGGAGATGCGATTAGCTGCAGAAAAGCGCGCGGATGATGCCGAAAAGGAGGCTGAAGGGTACCGTAAGCAGCGCAATGGCGCGCGGGAAGAAGTGGCCAGGCTTCGATGGTTCATGATTCAGCAGGGCCTGACGCCACCGGAGTCGGGAGACGACACATGACCGAGGAAGTCGAGAAGGCAGTAGGGGAGCTGCGCAGCATCAAGACCAGGGAGGCTCGGCGCAACCTCGTGATGGTGGTTTGCATGGCCGCAGTCCTGGCGATGGCAGCTGTTCTGTATCTCGAAACTAACAGCAAGGACGAGCGCACCGTGGTTGTCCTTCAGGGAGCGCAGGAAGCCCTGAAGGTCACATGCCCTGTGGCAGAAGCTAGTTCGGCAACGCACCTGACGGAGACCGTGCAGCGCAACTGCGATGCGGCTAAGCGCAACGAGCTGCCGGCGCAGGTGCAGGGCGAGAAGGGTGACCCCGGCGCCGCTGGGCCAGCTGGCGCGAAAGGTGAGAAGGGGGATAAGGGCGAGAAGGGAGACAAAGGAGACACTGGGGAGCCAGGACCGAAAGGGGATCAGGGTCTGGACGGTCTCCTCGGAGACACCGGCCCCATGGGATTGATCGGCCAGAAAGGAGACCAGGGCGACAAGGGCGACACCGGGGAGAAAGGAGACAAGGGGGACCAAGGCGAGAAAGGAGAAGTCGGGCCAGCGGGTCCCGCGGGTCCCAGCTGTCCGCAGGGCTGGGCGCAGGCAGAGTTCCACTACACAGGCCCAGACCCCGTGAGCCCGGACGACGACGAAGACTGGCTGATATGTAAGAAGGTATCTTCATGACCCTCGGAATCGACATTCACCCCATCTACCAGCGCGACATCAACTGGTCTACGGTCAAGAACAAGTCCGACGTGAAATGGGTGTACGTCAAGGTGTCGGACGGAACGGGGCCGTACACCAAGCGGAGCCCTTCTGCCCAGATCCACGGGGCCAAGGGCGTCGGTCTTCCGGTGGGCGGCTACCACTACGCGCAGCCAGGCAACGGCGCCGCGCAAGCAGACGTGCTGCTGAAGGAGTACAGCCTCTACGACCTGGCGCTGCCGCCCATGCTCGACGTAGAGTCCCCCTTCTCCGCGGACGCCGCAGCCACGAAGTTCTCGAAGGACTTCCTGAACCGCATTGTGGCAGCAGGTCGCAGGCCGTGCATCTACCTGTCCTCGAGCTGGGCCCGAATCATGCGCCCCGACCAGTGGGGCATCCCCGGCCTGATCATCTGGGTCGCGAGCTACGGCCCCAACAACGGCCAGCTCAACAGTCTCACCGGGGGCTACCCGGGTCGGGTGGACATCCACCAGTACACCAGCAACGGTATCGTGAACGGGATCACGGCTCGCTGCGACGTGAACAAGGCTTACGTTGACCTGCTGGGTCAGCACAACAAGGAGGAGGAAGACGTGTCGCTGAAGAACGAGATGATCGAGGTCCGGGACCACGAGAACGGGGTGGTCGTCAAGGTCGACGCGTTGACCGCGTTGGCCAACCTGTACGCCGAGCGGTTCTACGGCAGCCGAGAGCCCAGGTGGGCCGGGCCGTCTGGCCGCGCGCTGGATCTGGCTGCTGCGGCAGGGGTCGTCGCGGACGTGGACGAGGCCGCCCTCGCAGAGGAGCTCGCGAAGCAGGGTGTGGGCGGTAGTGTGACGCCCACGCAGATCAAGGCTGCGTTGCAGGAAGTGTTCGCAAAGTTGGGTGCCCCCAACGAGAAGGAGAGTTCCGAATGATCAAGACATGGGCAATGCTGGGCGTGGCGATCGTCACCGCAATCTACGCCCAGCTCACGGACGGCGGCATCGATCAGCAGGAAGCGATCACCATCGCCGGCACGGCTGTCGGTGCGTTCGGCGTGTACATCGTGCCGAACATGGAAGACGGCCTGGCGTACTACGCCAAGGGGTTCGTTTCGTTCCTGACCGCCGGGCTCGCCGTGCTGTACGTGGTCATCCAGGGTGGCCTGACGCAGGCGGAGATCATCGAGGTCGTGCTCGCCGGATGTGCGGCCATCGGTCTGACCTCGGGCCTCGGGAACAAGGGCTACGTCTTCGCGGTCAAGAGGCCCACGGTGGGCCAGGCAGTGGCTTCCGGTGAGGCGGGCCCCGGTCGTCTGACCTGACGGCTGGCGCCTGGTAGCGCGATTGGGCATACTGGTCGTTGGTGAGCGCTACTGCCTGGCCTCACCTCGGCGCCCAACCACGGTGCGCGTGCTGTACCGGGACCCCGGCCTGGTTGAGGGTTTGCTGCCCCCTCCCAGGTCGGGGTTTCGAATGGAAGCTTCGAGGGGTGTGCGGTGTGCAAGAATGGTCGCAGGCAGGCACCAACGAAAGGCAGCACCATGGCAGACAGCAAGATCGCCCAGCGCATCGCCGCTCTCCTGGCCCAGGCCGAGGGTGAGGCCAAGGCTGGCAACGAAGCTGCGCGGGACACGTTCCTCGAGAAGGCAGCTGCTCTCCAGCTCAAGTACGCCATCGACGACGCCATGTTGCCCCAGGGTGACGCGGGCCGCGAGGGCATCAGCTACATGGACTTCTGCCAGGAGTCAAACACCCCACTGATCAAGGCCAAGCGCATTCTGATCAACTCTGTGGCACAGGCGAACCGTGGCCGCGCAGTGATGATGCCGGGCATCAAGCCGAACGGCAAGGTGGACCGCCGCGCCAAAATCCGGGTGTGGGCGCACGAGTCGGACCTGAAGTTCATCAGCATGCTGTACACCAGCTTGATCCTCCAGATGCAATCGATGATGGCGAACGACGAGCGGGCTGCGTGGGTCGGGGGCGGGAAGACCATTCAGGCCTGGCGGGTCAGCTACGCCTACGGATGGGTCGAGCGGGTGAGCCAACGCATCTGGGAGGCCAAGCGGCGCAACGAGGCTGCGGAGACCTCAGCCCGGGCGGGTACCGCGCTGGTGCTGCGGGACCGCACGCAGGTCGTGGTGGACCACGTGGCCGCGGAGATCGGCAACACCAGGAGCACGAAGTACCGCATCGACGACAGGGACGAGGGCGGCAAGGCGGCCGGGCGGGCAGCGGCCAACCGGGCAGACCTGGGCGGCAAGAAGGTTTCCGGTTCGGGCCAGCGCGCTCTCGAGGCGTAACGACACCGCGCACAGCGCGATAGGCTTCGTGCAGGGCACGAGGAGAAAGGTAGCGAAGTGGCAGGCAAATTCGAATTCGAATGGTGGCGGCAGCTGGTCGCAGGGGCCACCGACGAGCAGCTCGAACAGGCGGCCAGTGGGCTGGGCCGGGAGATGGAGCGCAGCAGCCCGACACAACTGGCAGTGGCCGTGCAGATCATGCACGACGAGGTGTTGGGGCAGTTGGGGCAACGGTCCCGGGCCACCATGAGCGTGCAGTACTGCGAGGCGCTGCGCGACGATACCATGTGCAACCGGCCCCTCGACTCGGCAGGCAAGTGCGACCGCGAGGCACAGCACATGGTGGTGCCACTGTGAAGCGGATGATGGACGGGGCCAAGTTCATGTTCATGGTGCTCATGGCCTGCATCGTGATCGGGCTGGCCTACAGCTGGCTGCACGGCTGCAAGATCGAGCCACCGAAGAGCTGCACTGTGGATCAGACGACGGGGTTGACATGCGAGCACTGAAGATCTCTCTCGTGGCGGTGCTGGGTCTGGGGCTGGCGGGCTGTGGCCTGTTCCCGGAGGAGAAGCCGCGGAACGTGGACGACCCGGACCAGGGCGGCCAGCAATGCATCGTGGTCGACAGGCAGGTGAACCAGAACGGCTACACCGCCTTCCTGAAGATCGACTGCGACGGCGGCAAGCCGGACAACGCGGTCACGCGCAGCCTGATGGAGGTCAACGAGTGGCCGAAGTGCGTGCCGCAAGCGTACTGGCCGGAATGCAAGGAGGACTGAGGTAGGGCGCGGCTGCCGCCTGTCTTCGGGATGGGCGGCAGCTGTGCAACCGCCACAGCGGTAACGAGGCCCTGGGGGACCCTTCTCAACCAACAAGGAGAAAAGATGGAGTTCACCACACAGGACCGCGCTGCCGCCGTCACTGTCTTCCTGCTAGCCCCACTGACCGGCCTGCTCTTCGGGATCGTGTGGGGCCTACTGCTGGCCGCTGCCGGCCTGCTAGGTGCGCTGCTGCACGGCGCCGGGGAGGTGGCCAGGATGCAGGCCCGGGCGCGGCGCAGGCCGGTTAAGGACGGCACTACCGCGCAGGCTTGGTACGCGTACGGGCGCACCCCTGACCCCGCCCCGCAGCCACCGTACGCGGGGTTCTTCGACGAGTCGGACGAAGCGGGCAACCCCGGGTGACCTGGGGAAACAGAAAAACTTCATGATTCTTCTCGGGACCCCGTAACGTTCGCGTGCGGGGTTCTGATACTGTTCATGTAGGAAGGAGCGGCCAGGCAGGGCGGCTCCACCAGGGGAAGGCAGCAACCATGACCACGTACGTTCTCGAGCCAGCCACCGCCACCACTCCGCTCCGCGTTGATGTCGCCGCCATGCTGGCCGCGGGGGAGCTCCGCGCCTACCGGCTGCGGGACAACGGCACCATGCGGCGCCTGAGCCTGTACCCGCTGGGCAGCACCGACCGCGAGGCGGCCGAGTGGATCTCCGACCGCGTCGAGATGGACGGGGCCAGCGTGCAGGCCGTGGCCCGCGAGCTGCACATCAGCACTCCGACCGTGCGCCGTTTCCTCGAGAGTCTGGAGCTCACGGAGGAGATCGAGGCTGGCGAGTGGAACGGCATCTGGACCTCGTACGAGGCGGACCAGGCAGCCCCGGCCATGTGCGACCACAGCTACGAGGGCTACTGCCAGGTGTGCCACCCCAACGGCGACCCGTCGGCCCCGAAGTGCACCTGCGCGGCGGAGGCGCTGGGCAACAGCTGGCACACCCCGGGGTGCCCTCTCGAGGACGAGCGGCGTGCCGTGGCGGGTGCGCAGTGCGAGGCGGAGGGCACCACGGCGGAGGAGCTCGAGTCGGACCTGGAGGCCTCCATCCGGGCCGCGCAGGAGCGCAAGGCAGCGCTGGCCCGCAACCGGGCGCTGTTCACCAGCACCCCGCAGCCCACCGACGAGGAGCGCGCTGCCGCCCTGGCGGACGCCCGGGACGCGGCCAACATCAACTTCGCGGCCACGCTGGGTAGCGAGACCACGGTCGCTCCGGCCACCCAGGCGCAGGTTGCCAACAGGGAGATCCACATCGTGCGCAAGCCGCGCAGCCACTGATCACCCCGCAGGAATTCTCGGTCCGTCTCACCTGGTGGTGGGGCGGGCCTGAGACTTTTCCCGCCCGGGCCCTTGCGCGCAGCCTCCTCCGGATGGGAGGATTCTCTCACAGGCAGCAAGCACAACTCCAGAGCGAAAGGCAGCATCATGACTGAGCTCCAGAACGACCAGGGTTGCATCGACCAGCTCATGAGCATGGGTTGCGTCCAGGGCGCCATCGACCACTTCAACTGGCGCTACGAGCGGTACCTCACCGTCGCTAGCGAGGCCCAGTACGCCGAGCCACTGGCCACCTGGTTCCGCAGCAAGTACGGTCCCCAGCTAGCCGCCCACGCAGCCAGCTAGTCCAGGCCCCCGCTCCGGCGGGGGCTTTCGACTGCCCGGGGCCAGCCGCGGGGAACCGTTGCGGCGCAAGGGGTTCTGGAGAAACTCTCCTCGAAGTCCTTGTGCCCCAACGCATCCGCGTGAGAGGGTTCAGGGGTCAGGCAGTTCGAGGAAGGCAGGCAGCAGATGCGCAAGGTCAGCAAGCCCCAGCTCGCCAAGTCCATCGTCAAGATCTACTTCGTGGCCGCCCTCGCGGGCAGCTTCGCCCACACCATCACGGCTGCGCACAAGGCGGGGCTTGTCGGCTGGGAGGCGTGGTCCTCCCCGTTCATGATCGATGGCCTGGCGATCATCGGCCTGGTCATGCGCGGCAAGGACTTCAGCCAGGCCACGCGAGCCCTGGGGCTGCGGGTGCAAGCAGGCATGGGCGTCGTCAGCATGGCGGCCAACGTGTATGCCGCGCACAACCTGGGCGGTGCGGTGTTCGGGGCCAGCCTGGTCGGGCTGTGGCTCGCCAGCGAACACCTGGCCAGCAACCTGGAGTCGGCTTCGGTCGACCAGGCGCGCGCACTGGCCGCCAAGCGGTCCGCTGCGGCCCGCAAGGGTGCGGCCACCCGCAAGGCCAAGGCGGCGCCCCGGCGCAAGCTACAGGCCGTCTGAGCGGCGATCGGGCCCTGGCGAGAAATCTCCCGGGGCCCGTAACGACACCTCGAGCCTGTCCGATACACTTCACGCAAGGCAGCAACCCAGCAAGGAGCACACAATGGACAACACCCGCACCGCACACGAGGTCCCCGGCTTCGGCATCTACGAGTACCACCCGGACGTGTACGCCAGCACACTGGCCCTCACCGTCCCGGCTCTGCTGGCCCGGGTTCTGGTCGAGGTGGCGGACCTGGACCGAGGGCCGTCCAAGGCGCGCAAGCTGCGCAAGGCCGAGCTGGCCGCCATGGTGGCCGAGTGGGACACCGCCGCGCAGGAGCTGGCCGAGCGGGTCGAGCCCCGCGGTCTGGTGCATGGGCCGACCACGGCTGACACGCCGGGCACCATCGCGTACAGCCAGCAGCGCGAGGCCGAGCTGGCTGACCAGCCGATGCCGGGCAGCCCGACCGCCGTTGCGCGGCAGGAGGAAGAGGTCGAGCCCCAGTTCGCGGCCGAGATCGACATCCGCGTTGCCCGCGAGCTGGCCGGTACCACCCCGGACCAGGGCCAGCAGGCAGCCGCCAAGAGCCTGGCTTCGGTCGCGTATGACCACATGGTGGCGCTGGTGCAGTGCGCGGGGCGGCTGGTGCGCGGCAAGGTCGTCGACACGGTGCTGCGCACGCCGGACCGCAGCGGGGCGGGGCGCGTCTGCCTGGTGGTCCAGCACGAGGGACACCCCACGCGGCGCACGCTGCACCGCCTGGCCGACACGAAGTTCGAGCACTGACCAGGGGAAACGAGAAAATTCGAGGAAATCTCGGCCAGGCGTTAACGCTTGGTCGAGATCCTCCGATACAGTTCATGTAGGCAGCAAGCAGCACCAAGCACCAGGAGGCAGTCATGGCCAGCACCACGATCAACATCCAGGACTACACCAACAACGGCCAGTACCCCGCCCCGTCCGGCCAAGGCGTCTGGAACCTCATCGACAGCGACGGCGCCTACCTGCCCAGCTACACCGGTGACTACGACGACCTGCTCGCCAACCTGACCCCGGACAGCTACACCCTGTGCCCCAGCTCGTACACCATCTGACCAGCCGAGAAGAGAATTTCTGGAAGACTACGGGTGCATTTCGAGGAACCCGTGTTAGAGTTCTCATGTCAGCAAGGCAGCAACCAGCTAGGGGAGCCCACAATGTCGAACTCCACCACCGCCACCGGCCAGATCACCATCATCGAGAATGGCATCAACCTGGGGATCATCGAGAGGATCTCCGCCAAGAACTGGTACTGGCTCTCGGCCATCAACGGCGACCGCAACTACGCAACCACTCGGTCCGTGGCTGTCAGCTCCCTGCGCCTCCGCGCAGCCAACCGCTAGGTCGAAACGCCCTACGGGGCGTCGCGGGAAAAGTGACCCGCCTGATGATGACCTCAAGGAGAAAGTCATGACCCGCATGTGGGCCCGCTTCGTCGCCATTCTGATCACCGGCGTGTTCGCCAGCTACGGCGTTGCCGCCGTGACCGTGGGCAGCCTCCCTGACCCTGCTCCTGCAGCCGCCACCACCCTGGGTGGCGACCAGCTGTACGTGTTCCCTCAGTCGCAGCAGACCGCCATGTACGGTTGCGTGCAGGACGAGCGCACCGCCCGTGAGATCCCGGGCGACGTGGCTGGCTACACCGCCTGGTACGAGGCCAACCGCGGGAGCACTGCGGTGGCCGACTGGGACGCTGCCTGGCAGCGCTGCTACGACCGCAGCTACACCACGGCCCTGTTCGACTTCGCGCACTTGGTGCGGGTGCACTGAGAATTTCTGCTCCACTTCGTAACGCCTCCTTGCCACGGTGCGATACCCTTCACGTAGGCAGCAACGAGAAAGGCAGCAATCATGGCAACCTGCGGCAAGTGCCACACCCCCGGCGTCAACGTCGCGCACGTCCGCGCCTGCTACGGCATGGCAGCGGGCCAGGCGTCCAGCCAGTCCAACCTCGACCAGCGGGTGCAGGCGGAGCGCCAGCGCGTCAACACGATCCTGCGGGGCGACCGCCCGGCGCCAGCCCGGCGCATGGGGACCAACCAGCCGGGCGGCATGAACGCCATCCCCGACCTGGACCCACACGACGCGGCTTACCTGCCGCTGGTGCCCACCCAGCGCCCGGCTGCGGTCAGTAGGGACTGGGAGAAGGTCAACAACCTGCGCAACGAGATCAAGGCGCACCTGCACCGCGAGACCAAGCAGGGTGGGCACCAGCGAGTGGGCTACTTCGCGATCAAGGTTGACGACGCGGGTGGCCTGGCCACCGAGACGATCAAGTTCCTGCGGATCAAGGAGATGCTGTCCGGCAAGTGGGCGGGCAAGGTCTTCGTCGACAGCCAGGCCAGCGACGACTACCACTCGGTCAAGGCGCCGCGCACGCTCGAGCTGTACCTGGCCGCAGTGCTGCTCGACCCGGAGGCTGCGGGCAGGCTGTACGCGGATGAGCTCGGCAGCTGCTGCCGCTGTGGCCGCACGCTCACCCACGAGGAGAGCCGCGCGCAGGGCATCGGTCCCGAGTGCGCCAAGTGGGCCTAGCCCTCGCCGGACCCCGGGTAGCCACTGTGCCGCCCGGGGTCGGTCTGAGGCTGGCTTGCTGGCCGCTGGCTGGGCCGCTAGGCCACCGCAGGCGCCAGCGGGTACGCTTCACCCACCGCAGCACCCCTTCGACGCACAGCGCATCTGAGAGGCAGCAATGACCGAGCCAGTTTTCAGCTACGAGGACCCCGCGAGCGAAGCCGCCTGGTTCGCATGGCTGCAAGACAAGAGCGACCAGGAGCTGATCCACTACTGGCACTACATCCGCAACTGGGCGCCAGCCGACGACCCCCGCGAGAACCCGGACGACATGCAGATGAAGTACGAGCTGGCCGCACAAGAAATGGACGGGCGAGGACTGTGAACGAGCAGCAGTTTGCGGGCAAGAGCATCTTCGAGATCATCTGGGAGGAGATGGACGCGGTCCTCGAAGACATCATGAGCGCAGAGCAGCCCGACACCTGGGAGCGCGAGGACGACGGGCAGGAGTCCGGGGCCCCCGACGAGTGGCGAGTGTACGGGGAGCTGCGCGGGCAGGCGCAGGGGCTGGCCTACGCGTTGGCCGTGCTCACCAACCCATACGACGTCAGCGTGCCGGCAGTGCGCGAGCTGGCCGTGAAGCGGTACAAGCAGCGCCAGGCAGGCGAGCCCATGGACCCCCTGATGACCAACCGCTAGGCAAGGCAGCAGCAGAGAGTAGGCAGCAATGGCAGAGAAGCGTTACACCCTGGTCACCTTCCCTCAGGAAGCGTGGGAAGTTCACAAGCCAGGTTGCAAGGAGATAAAGGCAGCGGCAGCACTGCCCGGGGCCAACAAGCGGCTGTGCAAGATCGACCTAGACCTCGAGGACGATGAGGTTCTGGACAGCGTCGACGCGCTCGACGACATGACCATGGAGGACGTGTTCCTGTGCGCCTGCACCGGTTACGAGGCGCAGGAGGAGACATCGACCCCGCCCGCCTCCTCGCAGCCCGTGCACGCAGCGGCCAGGGCCAGCCAGGAAGCCGCGCGGGTGCGGTTGCAGGCAGCCGTGGAGGACGTCATCGAGAAGCTGATCACGGCCCGCGGGGAGGACAACATCGGCGAGGGCGACGAGTGGAGTGCCGAGCGGCAGCCAAGTTGCACCGACGACTACGTCTACGACCTGGCCGTGGAGGTGCGCAAGCTGCGCGCCAAGGGCGAGAGCTGGTGGCGCGTGGCCTACGAGCTCGGCCTCCCCGAGTCGGGCCCCAGCAACAAGCAGGGGCGCAAGGGTGGCGCCTTCGCGCGGCGGTTGTGGCGGGCCGCCTGGGGCAAGACCTACCTGGGTGAGCGCGGGCAGCGCGAGTCCAAGCTCACTCGCGAGGTGCGGGCCATGGCCAACGAGGGGCGCCCGTACTTCCCGGCGGAGGCCACGGGGGACGAGGTGATCAAGAAGGTCACCGGACAGATGATCCACTGGGTCGTGCGGTTGGAGAACAAGCACGGCCTGATCACCAGCGCGCAGGAGGCCTTTGTGCACGATGACCCCCGGCTGGTGAAGTACCGCCTTGGCCCGCAGGGGCCGTACATCGAGTTCTTCGAGCAGCTCGACCCTGCCATGCTGATGGTGGACCCCCGCAAGGCCATCACGAAGTCTGGCCCGCTGCGCGCGGTGTACGTGGATCGCATCACCAGGGTTGGTGCGTAGGGCATGGGCTACGCGGAGGCGTTCCTCTTCCGGGACCACATTGCGGTGCGGACCGTGTCGACACGCGACGTCAACGACTTCGACTTCATGTTGGCTGCGTGCAAGAAGGTGCTGGGCGGGAACTTCAACCCCCGGCGCAAGCTGTGGACCTACCCGCAGAGCATCGACACCTGCCACCAGCTGCGGGCCGCGCTAGGGGAGCGCCTACGCGTGCATGACGGGCTGGCTGCCTGGTACCGCGAGGCCAAGGCGGCAGCGTCGAGCAGGGCCGAGCTCAGCGGTGCGCAAGACGCCACCCTGACCCGCGTGCCGCAGCCCTTCGCCAGTTGGCTGCGCGCCTACCAACGCGTTGGGGCGCAATGGATCGCGCAGGGTTACCGCGGAGCTGGCCTGGTGGCTGACGAGCCCGGGCTCGGCAAGACCCCCGAAACACTGGCTGCTCTGCTTGAGGCGGGCGTGCGGGGGCCTGTGCTGGTGGTGTGCCCCCGTTCGAGCGTCAAGAGCGTGTGGGGCAACGAGGCGAAGCAACACCTGCGCGGGGTGCCTGTGTACCTGTGCCAAGGCACACGAGAGAGGCGGGAGCGCATGCTGGGCCGCTTCGCCAAGCACATGGCCAAGGACCCGCACCGCCTGCGCGTCGTGGTCGTTGTGGCGGAGATGCTGCGCGTGGAGCTGGGGGACCCCTGCTTCACCGTGCGAGAAGTGATCGGGGAAGATGGTCTTCGCCAGGAAGGTGTGCCGCACAACAAGGTCAGCGGGATGTGCCCCGGGCGCTTCCGCACCGGAGAGTGCACGCGGCACGTGCAGGTGCCACCGCCGGAGGGTGCAGGCAAGGCGGCCATCAAGAGATGGAAGGTGCCGGTCGACTTCGTGTATCCGGACCTGTTCGACGCCAAGATGCTGGGCGGAGGCTGGGCCTGGGTTGTGCTGGACGAAGCTCACAAGCTCCTCGGCAGCCTGACCGTGGCCAGCGCCAACCTGATGGCGCGCAGCCTGAAGCTGTTGCCAGAGCGGGAAGACCGGCGCCGGTACGCCCTCACGGGCACGCCGTTCGGCAAGGGCGGCAAGCTCCAGGGCCTGTTCGGAACGCTGCACTGGCTGTGGCCCGATGAGTTCACCAGCTTCTGGAAGTGGGCCGCGCAGGTGTTTGACGTGGAGGAGAAGGTCGTCAACAGCCGCGGGAAGACGGTCAAGGAAATCGTTGGGCTGAAAGGGATGGCGCCAGGCGCGTCGGCTGCGGATGAGCTGGAGGGGTGGAGCAGATTCCTGAACGACCTTGGCCCGCGGGTGCTGCGCCGCACGAAGCAGGAGAAGCTCCCTGGCTTGCCCCCGAAAGCCTACGCGGAAGTGCTGTGCGAGATGCATCCCGCGCAGTACAAGCAGCATCAGGAGCTCTTTGACTTTGCCGAGGTGTCAACAGAAAACGGTCCGATCATAGCCAATGGCGTACTCGCCTTGCGCACCCGAAGCCGGCAGTTGGCGTGTGGTGCACTCACCAAGAGCAAGGAGGGTAAGGCCAAGTTCACTCAAGACAGTGGCAAGCTGGATCGGTTGTGGGAGAACCTAGAAGCCCGAGGGGTCTTTGACGGGGCGCCCGGGTTCAAGCTAGTGATCGCTAGCGGCTTCAACGAGTTCCTGGACGCCATCGAGATCATGCTGCGGGCAGGCAAGGCGCCGTACTACCGCCTGGACGGCAGCGTCAGCGAGACCGTGCGGCTGGAGATCATGGCTGCCTGGCAGAACAACCGGCGGATGGGACCGGCGGACTGGGCCACGTTGCCGCGCGTGATGCTGGTGCAAACCAAGGCTGCGGGGATCAGCATCAATCTGGACGCTGCCGATGAGATGCACGTCATGGATGAAGACCCCGACCCTGGCGTCAACACGCAGCTCGAGGACCGCATCCACCGCGCCAGCCGGGAGCACAACGTCACGATCTACTACTACCGCACCGAAGGCACGGTGGACCTGAAGGCGGCGCACGACGTCGAATACCGCAGGCGGCTTCAACACGCTGCCCTGGATGAGCGACGCGGAGTTGAGTACATGATTCGGATGATCGGTGAAGCTCTCCAGGAGGTCTGAGATGGAAGTTTTGATGGGAGTGGTTATCACACTTCTCGTTGAAGTGGGGATATGGCTGGCCGTTCGCCAGTGGCGCCAGAACCTCCCCGGCCGCCCTCCGCAGCGGCCCCCAACGCTGGGCCAGGCAGACAATATGGCCGCGTTCGAGCGCGTGCAGGCAACCACTCCCCGAGTGGTTGTTCCGAAGCTGGCCAGGCGTACACCGCGTGGTCTTCATCGCCGTCGAGTGGAAGAGCAGCGGCAGAGACTCGAAGAGTGAATTAGTTGCGTTTCAACTAACGTGTACACCACAGTGAACCAGCAACACCGCAACCACGATCAAGGAGCATCCAACATGGCACGACGCGCATCCACCAAGGCAGCGGCCCCGGAGCCGGAGGTCGACGAGACCGAGGCGGGTGGCTTGCGCCCCGTCGGCGCCCTGCACACCCACATGGCCGAGTGGCTGAACGCGCAGTACGGCGACGAGCTCGACAAGCCCCTCACCGCCCGGCAGGTGCAGGTCGTCATCAGCAAGCGCAACGAGTACCGGAAGTCCGACGAGTACGAGGACTTCAAGGCCGAGCAGGACGAGGCCCGGGAGGCGGCAGCCGCGGAGCGGGCCGAGGCCAAGGCCAACCGCCAGAGCGCGGCCGAGGACGAGGACGACGAGCCGAAGCCCGCGCGCAAGCGGCGCGGTGCGGCCAAGGCGACCGAGGAGGCAGCCCCGGCGGCCAAGCGACGTGGTCGCGCCAAGGCGGCGGACGAGGACTCCGAGGAGGAGGCCAAGCCCGCACCGCGTCGGCGCAGGGGCGCAGCGGCCAGCGCGGAGGCCGAGACCACGAAGGCGGCTCCGGCGCGGCGATCCCGGCGTCGGGCGGGTGCGGCCGAGGCCCCCGCGGGAGACGAGCCGTTCTGATCGGACGGTGAGGGTCATCTCAGCGCTCCATGGGCATCTACCCCGTGGTTCCCCGGCGCTGAGGTGGCCCTGACTGTTCGATGGGAACAGTTCATTTGAGACGGAGGCAGCATATGTCCAACCGCAGCTACGACTTCGAGATCACGTGGTGCTGGAAAGACGAGGGCAACCGCCCCGAGAACATCGAGGAGGTCACCACGGTTCGCTCCACCACCGTGCCGCGTGCCATCAGCAAGCTGGTGCGCGAGCTGAGCAACGAGGAGGAGGAGATCCGCGCGAGCGATCTTCTCGTGATCGACGTGCGCAACCACAAGCTCACCAGCGCCATCCTGGCAGCCAAGCAGAAGGCCAACGGCAGCTGATGAAGGACGCCCGAAGGCCACCGCTGCTCCGCACCAGTGAGCGGGGAGACTTTCGCTGCCCGTGGAAGTGGGAGCAGCGGTGGCTCAACGGGCTCGTGCCAGTGCGCGAGCCAACGTGGGCGGTGTTCGGCAAGGCGTGGCACAGCGCGCTTGAGGTCTACTACCCGGTCGGCCACAAGCGCGGCAGCCTGCTTGACACCATCGATAAGTTCCTAGAGTCCCTCGACGACCAGGGTCGCAAGATCGGCGTAGACATCGAGGACATCGAGGAAGCGGAGCGCAGCAAGGCGGAGGCCAAGGGCAAGGAGGTCAAGCTCGTTCCCGCTCGCGAGCTTGGCCCCGAGATGCTGCGCGCGTACGACGAGTTCTACATGAAGGACCGGGAATGGGAGGTCATTCACACAGAACAGACCTTCCAGATCGACGTGCCGGACCCGGACTTCAAGGGCGAGACCATTGTGGTCTACTGCGGCACCTGGGACGCCCTCATGTTCCGCCGCAGCGACCGGCGCCTGTGGCTGTGGGACCACAAGACTGCGAAGACCATACCCAGCCCGGGCTACTTGGATCTCGACGACCAGGCGGGCACGTACCCGTGGGTGGCTAAGGAGGTGTTGGTACACAAGGGAATTCTTACCAAGAAGGATCGCATTCACGGAATCATCTTCAGCTACGCCAAGAAGAGTCCGCCCGACCCCCGCCCCACCAACGCAGCGGGTGAAGCGCTCAACAACCCCACGAAGGCGCAATACGTCGAAGCGCTGGCTAAGAAGTTTCCGAAGCGCGAACCGGAATTGCGCAAGATGTTGGTTGCAGACCTGGCGGAACTGGCTATGACTACCCGCACTGTTGTGGAAGGTGAGGTGAGTGCTCGCCAGCCCGCCAAGCGTTTCGAGCGTTACGAGAGCGCCCGGACCCAGCGCCAGATCGTCACGCAGGCACGGCGGGTGCAGCAAGAGGCCATCATCATGCAGATGGCACGGACCGGTGAGATTCCAATCATCAAGAAGCCCACACACGAGTGTGAGCGGTGCGTATTCTTTGATATGTGCACACTGCACGAACAGGGCGATGATTGGAAGTTCTACCGCGACCAAATGTTCAAGTACCGAGACCCGTACTCGGACCATCGCGAAGACATGGAGCGCAACGGCATAGAAATCAGGAGGGGCAAATGAGCTACCCGACCAGGCGCGCGGAGGACATGAAAGCCATTGGGGAGGCTGAGAAGGAAGGTGACTCCATCGACACTCTCGAAAGAATCCAGCGGGCGATACTTCGCCAGGGCATGGAGCTGAACAAGCACCTCCAGGAGGTCGACGATCAGCTGGCCGTAGCCGAACAGCACTGCCAGATGCTCCGTCACGCTCGTGACACGCTGCACGCTGCCTTGCAGGGCACGGAGAAGGTGCGCATGACCATCACGGCCGACGACAAGTCCTCCGCCGAGCGAAGCGCTTTCGCCGTTGGTCAGATCGGCAAGATTGTCTGATGCCACCACGGGCACGCCGTACAGCGGCGAAGAAGCCAGCACCCACCAGGGGCGCCCGGCCGACGGCGATCACCAGTGTGCGGGAGCGCACGAAGTACAAGAACTGGCTCATCTACGGCGACACGGGCGTCGGCAAGACAACCCTGGCCGCGGGACTGCCCCGCGCGCTGTTCATCAGCTTCGAGGTGGAGGGCACTGAGTCCGCCGCCGTGGCGGGCAGCAACGCCGAGGAGTTCGTGGTGCGCACCCGCGACGACTACCTCGAGATCTACGACTATCTCGACATCGGAAGTGGGTGCAAGGATTTCGACTGGGTGATCGTGGACTCCATCAGCGAGATGGAGGAGTGCTTCTGGCGCAGTCAACTGCGCCTGATGAAGGAGCGCAAGCCCACCACCCGCCATCTGTACAAGCCTGCGCTCGACGACTACCCGTGGGTGTGGAACCAGGTCAAGGGCGCCATCGATGACGTGAACGCCCTGCCCATCAACACGCTCTACACCGCGCAGGTTATGCCACTGGAGATCTATGACGACGACACCGAGGAGGAATACACCCAGCTCGTCCCCATGGTCGGCAGCACCAAGAACGGCATCCTGGCCCGCAAGGTATGCGGCATGGTGAGTTTGGTTGGCTTCTACGACGTACTGCGCGCAGGTGAGGACGACGACGAAGCCGACGAGCTCGTGGAGTTCCGGCGCCTGTACATGACAAAGAGGAAGGACCACCTAGCTAAGAACCGCTACGGTTGGCCTGCGTATGCAGATAACCCTGACATCGTGAAGATGGTCGCGGCAGCAGACAAGGCACTGGCTGGCAACAAGTCGGCCAAGAAGTAAGGAGCAGGAGTGGCAACACGCACACGTAGGGCAGCAAGCACACGCCCGGCCGACAGCGACGGCGGTGGTGGCGGTCTCGACCGCGACTACAGCGGCGAGGAGTACCGGGAGCCAGGCGAGGGCTACAACGGCCCCACGCCGGTGAAGGGGCTCTACCCGGCCAAGCTGGTGCAGGTCAAGGACCACGAGTCCGCGGAGGGCAACGAGTCCATCCGCTGGACGTTCGAGCTGACGGGCGGTGAGTCGCCGAACGAGGACGGGGACTACGAGTCCGTCGCCGGTTTCCGGGACCACCAGTACACCAACGACCACTCGACGCTGTGGCGCGAGCAGCAGATCGCCGTGGCGCTGGGGCTGGTCAAGCCCAACGGCAGGCTCAAGATGAGCTTCGCCAACATCCTCAAGAAGGCGAAGCCCTGCACCGTCCGGATCATCCGCGAGCGGTACGTCCCCGAGGACGGTGGCGACCCCGAGTGGCGGGCCAAGATCTCCGCGGTGCTGGGTTACCGCGACCCCGCCGCGAACAAGAAGTCCACACGCCGCAAGGCCGACGACGCGGAGGACGTGTTCGAGGAGGAGGTCGAGGAGGAAGTCGAGGAGGTCGAGGAGACCAAGCCCCGGCGCCAGTCCTCGCGCAGCCGACGCAAGGCGGCCGAGCCGGAGCCGGAGGAGGACGAGGACGAGGACGAGGAAGAGGAAGACGAGGAGGAGGACGAGCCGGAGGAGGGCTCGGACTACGACCCCGACGAGCTCGCCGCGGAGCTCGAGGCCCTTTCGTTGGTGCAGCTGAAGAAGCGAGCCCGCGAGGAGTTCGGCATCGCCATCAAGAAGGGCATGACTGCCGACGACGTCATCGAGGCGGTTCTCGACACGCTCGACGAGGAGGACGAAGAGGAGGAGCCGGAGGAGGAGCCGGAGCCCCCGAAGCGGTCCTCGCGGCGCACGACCACCACGAAGAAGCGCGGCAGCCAGGACCCGCCGTTCTGACCGCAGCACAACTGAACACGTGAGGGGCCGTCCTGCGGGGCGGCCCTTTGCTATGCCCTCGGTAGCCAGCGTGGCCGTGAGGCGCCTAGAACGGCTGCGGGGTGGCTAGGCGGGGGATGGCGCTCTCAGACACGTACAGCCGAGAGCCCATAGGTAGGCAGCCTACTCATCTCTCTCGCCGCCCTGGGGCCCCTATATACGAAAAGATTTGGGTAGGGCAAAACCTCACGCGTACGTAACGCGCGTGAGGGATTGGGTCTGTTTTAAAAATATTTTGGCGATCGGTCCCGGGGGCAGGGAGGACGGAGAGGTGTGAACGAGTCAACGAGTCAACAGAATGTGGAGCTCTCAGAATGAACACAATGAACAGACCGACTGTTTGCGGCGGGGTAGTGTGTGTGGCACAGTGCACAAGCTAGGCAGCAACCCCAACGCAAAATCGAAAATCGGAGATTGGCTGAGAGACCTTAGTAAGAGAGATCTCAGTCTCAGTCTCAGTCTTACTTTAGTCCCGGTAGGAGGAACTAAATGGCTATTCCTATGCCCATTTCAGACGGCTCCGAGACCAGGCGCGTTGTCGTCAAGGTCCCCGTCGACATGAGCTTCCTGCTGGACCTGGTGGCCCGCTACCAGTGCGCCACGAAGAAGGACCTCCACGAGCGCATCTGGCGCGCTGGCGTGCAGTCGTACCTAGGCGTGGACCAGGACGACGTCGATGTGGCCTCTCCCCTCCCCCGCGGCACGCAGCCACCGAAGGACGTGCACAAGCTGGTTGAAGCCATCCTTGGCTAGGCCACGTAAGCCCCCGGGCTACCAAGAGGCGCGCAAGGCGCTGGCGCAGCATCTGTGGCGCCATCACGGCCAGGCAACCGGCAGCGGCGAACTGCACGAGCGTATCGAACAGCACGCCGAGCTCCATCTACTGTGCAAACGGAACGGTCTCCCGGTGGGGCACACTCACGAGCCCTACCCCGAAGGGGAGACAGACATCGAAACCGCGCACAGGCTTTACCAGGACGGGGAATCTCAACATGGGTAGACCCACATCGCAGGCAGTGCGCGCCAAGCTCGCTCCGTGGATCGTCGGCCGCGAGAACAGCGACGGCGAGGCGCGGGGCTTCTGCCCCATCTGCGAGGACCCAGGAGACAGCAAGACCCCGAGCGCGAGCTACAACTTCTCGGAAGGGATCTTTACCTGCTTCAGCCAGTGTGGCGGCATGACCATCCCCGCGTTGGTGAACATGATGAAGCAGAGTGGAGACTTCGACACCAAGGAAGCCAAGCCAGCCAAGGCGAAGGTTCGAAACATCAAGGACGCCCCGAGCAACCGCGCTGCCGGCAAGCTGCCCAGCGAAGAGCGCATCGAGGAGTTCGTGGAGAACCTGTTGGCCAGCAAGCAGAGGCTGGGGCTGCTGCGGGAGAAGCGCGGGTGGTCTCGGGACACCATCGAGGAGTTCCAGATAGGCTGGGACGGTCAGCGCTACACCATTCCGGTACGCGATGACACCGGCGAGCTCCTGAACGTGCGGCGGTACAACCCCACGGCGCGCCAAGGCAGAGACAAGATGAAGTCCTGGGGGATTGGCACGGGCAACCGACAGCTGTTCGGCGTGGATGTGTTGGCGCGCAGTGAGACCGTCATCATCTGCGAGGGCGAGCCAGACATGCTCATCGGGCGGCAGTACGACCTCCCCACACTCTCCCACACAGCTGGCGCCGGCAGCTGGGATCCGCGGTGGAACGAGTCGTTCGAGGGCAAGATCGTGTACATCTGCTACGACTGCGATGACGCCGGGCGCCGGGGCGCGCGCAAGGTGCAGCGCCATCTGGAGACGTTCGCCAAGCAGGTGCACATCGTCGCGTTGCCGCTCAAGGGCAATGGCGACGACCTGACGAACTACTTCGTGGACCAGGGCTACACGACCGCGGACTTCTACACGCTGATGAAGGCAGCCAGCGAAAACGTCAACCGCGTAAGCCATCTGGCGGGGCTGCGGAACGGCGAGGTGCGGGAGGTTTCTCTCGAGGACACCATGGACGCCAACAACATCGAGCGTCCGCTGAAGTTCAACGCGACTATCGTGGGCAAGGTACAGCCTGCCTACATCGGCCCTCGCCGCGTGGAGTTCAACTGCAACGAAGGCGGCGGTACGCGCTGCGCGCGCTGCCCCATCAGCGGACGCAACCACCTCGAGCTCGACATCCCCGAGCACGATCCTGTGGTGCTGGAGTCGTTGAACAAGAACACTTCTGCGCGACAGAAGGTGTTGCTGAAGCACGTGAAGATCCCGACGGGCTGTCCTGACGTAGAGGTCGAGGAAGTGGAGAAGTACTCCGTCGAGGAAATGATCCTGGTGCCACCAGTAGACGAGACCTTCGGTGGCGTGGCTAACTTCTCGCGGAGGCTGTTCAACGTCGGCAAGTACCGCACCCAGACGAACGTCAAGGTGGAGTTCACGGGGATGAACACCACGGACACAGAGACGGGCCGCGCCATTCTGCAGGCTTGGCGAAGTGAGGAGACCTCGGCCAGCATCGATCAGTTCCAAATGACCGATGAGATCTACGCCCAGTTGAGCAACAGCTTCTGGCCGAGCGAAGAGCAGACGCCCATCCAGAAGATGAAGGAGATAGCGAAGGACCTCGAGGCCAACGTCACCAAGATCTACCACCGCGCAGCCCTGCACGTCGCCTACGACCTGGTGTGGCACAGCGCTCTCAACTTCCGCTTCAAGGGCCAGGACGTTGGCAAGGGCTGGCTGGAGCTGTTGGTCATCGGAGACACCCGTACGGGCAAGAGCGAGGCGGCCAAGCGGCTGTGCCACCACTACCGCGCAGGCGTGCTCACCACCTGCGAGGGGGCTACGTTCGCTGGGCTCATCGGTGGCGTGCAGCAGATGAGCGGCAACTGGATCATCAGCTGGGGTGTAGTGCCACTCAACGACCGGCGCCTGGTGGTGCTCGATGAGTTCGGTGGTATTGCGGACAAAGGCATCCTCGAGCAGATGAGCTCCGTGCGGTCGTCCGGCGTTGCCCAGGTGAACAAGATCGTGAGCAGCGAGACCTTCGCTCGCACTCGATTAATCTACGTGGCCAATCCCGTAGACGGAACCACCATCGACGGGTACACCAACGGTGCGATGGACGCGGTCAAGGGGCTTGCGAAGAACCCCGAGGATATAGCCCGTTTCGATTTCGCGCTGGCTGTGGCGAGCGCGGATGTGCCGGCAGATGAGATTAACTCCCGGCGCCCTCCGCGGGTGCAGCACCGCTTCACCGCGCAGCTGTGCAGCCAGCTCATCAACTGGGTGTGGTCTCGTACGCTGGACCAGATCGTATGGGAGAAGGGTGTTGAAAACTATGTCCTCGAGAGGGCTCAAGTCCTTGGTCAGCGTTACGTGCCGGATCCACCGCTCGTCCAGGCGGAGAATGTTCGAATTAAACTTGCGCGTTTGGCGGTGGCGGTGGCTGGTCGACTATTCTCCACCGACGACACTGGCGAGCTCCTCGTGGTGGATTTCGAACACGTCGACGCAGCGGAGGCGCTCCTGAACACCTTCTACGGCATGGAGTCCTTCGGGTACCGGGAGCACAGCGCCAACGTGCTGCACGAGCGCAAGCAGGCGGAGCAGAACGCCAAATCGCTGCGGCAGTACCTGGCGGCCAACGAAGACGTGCTGGAGACGCTCAAGCAGTGCATCACCGGCCCCTTCAAGCTGAGAGACTTCCAGGAGTTCGGTGGCATGAGCCAGCTCGAGGCGCAGGAGGTCGTTCGCGTCCTTCAAACTTGGCGAGTTATTCGGCGCCAGTCGAAGGGGTATATTAAGGCCGAGCCAACGCTCATCGATGTGGTGAAGAAGTTGGACCGAGAATGAGAATAGGAGGGAGGTGAGATGATATGGGTTCCGTACGCCTCCGCGACCGCGAGTACTAGCACGCTCGCCTCGGAGCATCTGATGGACGTGGTGTTCCAAGGCATGCAGTGCCTGCGAGACATGTACACCGAAGACGTTAGCGGGAGGGATGTGCGCGCCTGGCGCCAACACGGGCCAGGCCTCATCTACTACGTGCTGGCAGCAGAGCTAGAGATGCGCAGGCGCGGGCTTCCCGGCGAGAAGCGGGTCTATCGCGCATTCACTTGGGTGGCACGGGAAAACGAGTCCATGACCCCGAAGATGCCGCCGTGGTGGGGTGAACCCTCCCTCCACGAGTCTCACCGCAGCCACCTGATCAGTATCGATCCAGAGCACTACGCACGACGCATGCCGGTGAGTACCAGGCTGGGGCTCAAACTACTTTGGCCAGGAGAGAGGAAGTTAAGATGACCAGGACCCCGCGGGTTGTCGTGCTGGGCTGTGGTCCGGCCGGGCTCATCGCGGCACACACGGTCCGATCTCTGTACAGCGGCGAGGTGATCTGCTTCAGCGTCAAGCGCCCGTCCGACCTCTACGGATGCCAGTACCTCCACGCGCCCATCCCCGACACCCCAGGCTGGGACGAGGACGGGCAGGAAGTTGACTACCGCTTGTTGGGCGACACGGAGGTGTACCGCGCCAAGGTGTACGGCAGCCTCACACCCCCGGTCAGCCCGGAGAAGTACGAGGGCAACCACTGGGCCTGGGACCTGCGCAAGACCTACTCCTGGCTGTGGGAGACCTACGAATCCTGCGTGCAGGACGTGAAAGTCCGGCCCGAAGACGTCAAGCCCATGCTGGCCCACCTTCAGCCTGACCTGATGGTGAGCAGCATCCCCCTGCCCGCGCTGTGCCAGGCCGGCAGCCGACACACGTTCCAGTCGGTGCCGTGCTGGGCGCTGGGTGACGCACCGGACCGAGGCCAGTTCGTACGCGACCGCTTCCCGATCAAGCCGTTCACGGTGCTGTGCAACGGAAGCAAGGACGTGAGCTGGTACCGCCTCAGCAACGTCTTCGACTACGCGACCGTGGAGTGGCCCGGGCACAAGCGCAAGCCACCGGTCGAAGGCGTGGCGGAGTTCCGCAAGCCGCTGTCCAATGACTGCGACTGCTTGCCCGACGTGCTGCGGGTGGGTAGGTATGGGCAGTGGCAGAAGGGCGTGCTGAGCCACGAGACCTACGAGCGCGTCGTGAAGGCAATGGGCGAAAGGGGTTTCTGATGGCTGAAGAATGCATTCATCTGCTGAACCCGGCATGGTGTGCGGAATGCAACGGCACGGCGGCGCAGCAGAAGCTCGACACGAGCATCGAGTTTCAGCGCGTGCTCCAGCTGCCCGGTTGGTTCCCCAGCCGGCATCCGGGGTTCTGCTGCTGCTGCAAGGAGAAGATGGACGTCGGTACGCCCATCCACCTATGCACGGAGCCCGGGCACAACTGGAAGGGAGCCTGCTGCGCACCTGCTGGTGAGCCCGCATGAAGTTAGCACCGCGGAGAGTGATGCATGCCACGCCGGACCGCGTGCTGCGGCCAGTGGTGGCGCTGGACATCGACGGCACGCTCGGTTACTACCACGAGCATTTCTTGACCTTCGCAGCCAACTGGTTGCAGGTAGGCGAGAAGATACCGCGTGAGTGGTGCGACGGCACGGTGCCGTTCTGGCGGCTGCTGGGCACCAGCAAGGCCACGTACCGCCAGATCAAGCTCTGCTACCGCCAGGGCGGCCTGAAACGCAGCATGCCCGGCCGTGTGGGCGCGGCCGAGCTCTCGCGCGCCGTGCGGGCAGCCGGGGCCGAAGTGTGGGTGTGCACCACGCGCCCATACCTGCGGCTGGACAACATCGACCCCGACACCCGCTTCTGGTTGCGCAACCAGGGCATCCAGTACGACGGCGTCCTATTCGGCGAGAACAAGTACCGGGACCTGGCACAGTTGGTAGGCTCAGGTCGTGTGGTTGCGGTGCTCGATGATGAACCGGAGCAGTGCGAGCGCGCTCAGGCTGCGGGGCTGGTTCCGCACCTGATGAAAAGGACGTACAACCGGCCACAACGCGCCTGGGCAGAGATAACCAACCTGCGCCACGCGGAGTGGGACTTCACTGAGAAGGTAAGGCTCTGGCGCAAGGAAAGGGGTGTTTGATGGGGGTCAAGGTTGGCAGCTTCAACCCACAGAACGGTGAGCTGTTCGGGGCTTTCTACCCGGACGCAACGGGCTGGTACGCCACCGACGAAGGTGAGCTTCAGGTGTACCAGCCGGTCCCCGGCGACGAAGAGTTCCTTGTTGCAGAGTACGCTCGTGGCACCTGGCTCTACGTCGCACACGAGCCGATCCCCGAGGTAACCAGAAAAGAGGAAGGCAGCAATGAGTGACACCGAATACCGCGTGAGCGGCGTTCACGAACGCGCGCTGGCCATCATCCGCGCCAAGAACGACAACTACGGTTCGTCGTGGCGCCACCAGGGCTGGCGCGGCAACCTGAGCCGCATCCTGGAGAAGGGAGACCGGATGCGCGCCATGCTGTGGCGGGCGGACCCGCCGCTGATGAACGGCCAGGCGGAGACGCCCGTCGAGACCCTCCTCGACATCATGAACACCTGCGCGTTCATGATCGTGAACATCGAGGACGGGGTCGAATACGGCCACGAGCCGCAGGCGGCCGACATCGTGCCGCGCATGGCCATGCACCCGGACCAGAACTGGGCGCGCGGCCACGACGCCACGGCGTTGAACCCCGCACAGGGTTCGCTGCCCGAGCTGCCCGCCCCCGGAGAGGAGCGGCCCGCACCTGCGCCCGGCAAGCGCCAGCCCGGGCAGCGCAGTGGCGGTCGTCGACCGGTGGTGGACGCACCGCAAGCCTGACCACGGCTGGGTGTGCGCGCTAACGCCACGCCGAAGCCCACTTCGGTGAGCGCGATCCCAGCCCTACCGCGAGGCGGAGACCAGAACCCCAGCCGCTGGTCTCCGCCTCGCCCTCTAGGGAGAACCCTTGAAGCTCAAGATGGTCAACCTCCATCACCACGCAACCAACAGCTACGGTGACGGCTTCCGTCCCGTGGCCGAGCACGTTGAGGCGCTGGCCTCCCTCGGCTACCCCGCAGCCACGCTCACCGACCACGGCAACGTCAGCGGCTGGGTCAAGCTCGAGCGTGAATGCGAGAAGGCTGGCATACAGCCGATCTTCGGTTGCGAGATATATTGCGAGACCGGAGATGAGCGCGGGCAACTGAAGCACCACCTGACCGTGCTGGCCAGTAGTGCCACGGGTATGCAGAACCTCAATCGGTTGGTGTCGGCAAGCTGGCGCAACTTCCGATACAAGCCCACGGTTACTAGCACCATGTTGCAGGAGTTCAACGAGGGGCTGTTCATACTGAGTGGCTGCATGGGCGGGCTGCTGGCCGACAAGATGATCGGTGGCAAGCTCGAGCCAGAGCGCAACCGCCCGGACCTGGCCGCGGGTGAGCGTATCGTGCGCTGGTTCGATGAGACCTTCCCGGACCGCTATTGGCTCGAAGTCATGCCGCACCCGCAGTTGGTGCGGCAGAAGATGTACAACGCTGCGCTAGCGCGGCTGAGCGAGCGGACCGGCGTGCCGCTGGTGGCTACGTTGGACTGCCACTACCCGCACGTCGAGGACAAGAAGATGTACCCCGTGCTCCACGCCATTGCGCGTGGCGGCAAGGGGAACACCGCGGAGGCGCAGGCGCAGTCCTGGGAGTACGACATCAACTTGGCGCCCCGGGACCCGGCGGACATCTACGAGGACCTCACGCAGTGTGGCTTGACCGGCCGGCAGGCACGCGCAGCCATGGCGGAGACGCTGTACATCGCAGACGCCTGCAAGGGCGTCACCATCCCTAAGTTCTCGGACCTTCGTTTCCCAGGAAACAAGCCCAGCGAGGAACTGCTCTGGGACTGGCTGCGGGAAGGCTGGATGAGGCGGGGCTTCAACAACCTGCCGGACAAGGAGTATCGCCGCGCCGCGGAGCAGACCAAGTACGAGATGGGCCTGATCGTACCAAAGGGCTTCACGGACTACTTCCTGGTAGTCGGCGAGCTCGTGCAGTGGTGCAAGGACAACGACATCGCCGTGGGTCCCGCCCGGGGCTCCGCCGCAGCCAGCGTCGTGTGTTATCAGACACGCATCACCGAGGTCAACCCGATGAACCACCCGACGCTGTTGTTCGAGAGGTTCATCGACGCCAACCGGCATGACCTGCCGGACATCGACCTGGACTTCGACGACGAGGAGCGCTGGCGCGTTCGGCAGCATCTCGTTGACCTGTATGGCGAAGCGCAAGTAGGCAACATCGCCACGGTCACGAACTACAAGGGCAAGAACAGCCTCGACGACATCGCCCGGGTCTACCAGATACCGGCTGGCCCCGTGGCCGCCGTCAAGGAGAAGCTCATCGAGCGCAGCTCCGGAGACCTCCGCGGCAGCGCCACCATCGAGGACACCATTGCCATGTTCCCCGACGTGGCCAACGTTTTCAAGAAGTACCCGCACCTACGCAAGGCGCAGCGTCTCGAAGGCTGCTTGAAGAACTTCAGCATCCACGCTGCCGGCCTGGTGGTGGCCAACGGCCCGCTCTGGGAAGGCGTTGCGGTGTACACCCGTGAGGACCCGAAGAGCGGCATCGTGCGCAACGTGCTGAGCATCGACAAGTACGACGCTGAGCACATCAACGCGCTCAAGATCGACGCGCTCGGACTGACCACAATGAACGTCATCAAGCGCTGCCTGGACATGGTCGGGATGAAGCTGAACGATCTCTACTCCCTGCCCACTGACGACGAGTCCGTGTACGAAGCCTTCCGCCGCAACGAAGTGGTTGGGATCTTTCAGTTCGACGGTCGCGCCATGCGCAGTGTGAACCGCGAGGTGAAGCCAGACAGCTTCGAGGAGATCTGCGACATCAACGCACTTTCCCGCCCGGGACCGCTGCACAGCGGGGCGGCAGCCGAGTACATTCAGGTCAAACACGGGCGCAAGCCAGCGGAGCACCTGCACCCGGTCGTTGATGAGATCACCAAGTGGACTAACTACCAGATCGTGTACCAGGAGCAGATCCTGCAAGTGGTGCGGCGCCTGGGTAACTTCACGTGGGAGCAAGCGGCGCAGATTCGAAAACTGATCTCCAAGAAGCAAGGCGAGCAGGCGTTCAACCGCATGCGCGAGTTGTTCATGGACGGCTGCAAGCAGAACGGCGTGAAGGAGACCAGCGCGGGCAAGGTGTGGAAGCAGCTCGTGACCGCAGGTGCGTATGCGTTCAACTCCGCGCACTGCGTGAGCTACGGCCTGCTGGCCTACTGGACCATGTGGTTGAAGGTCAAGTACCCGCTCGAGTTCTACTGCGCGGCACTGCAGAAGTACGAGTGCAAGCCAGGCGAGAAGGGGTTCGACCTCCTCAAGGAGGCGGTTGCCAAGGGCATTGAGATCCTCCCGCCTGACCCCGTCCGCAGCCAGATGTCGTGGTCTGTTCACAATGGCGCGTTGCTGGCCGGTTTTGTACAGATCAGCGGCGTCGGTGAGAAGACTGCCAACTCTATGATCAGTTGGCGAGAACTCGTTGGCATAGAAGAACTTGAAGCCAACAAGAGCTGGATGCCCTACGAGGCGGTGAAGGGCATCGGTCCGAAGACCATTGTGAGCATCTTGGAGTTCTGCGAACAAGAGGACCCGTTCGAGATCTCGCTGCTACAGCGCAAGCTCAGCAAGGTGCGCGGCTGGCTGAACCGGCACGCAGATGAGAACGGCATGCGGCGCCCCACCAGTCGCGCCGAAGACGTGCCGTACGAGCCGAAGCAGGGCGAACACGTCGTGCTGGTGAGCGTGCGCGACCGGAACCTCAAGGACCTCTACGAGCTGCACCGCAGCCGCACGGGGGATGAGCTGGATCCCAGCACCGTGCGTGACCCCGACTACGTCAACTGGACGGTGATTCTTGGCGAAGACGAGAGTGGCCCGCTGACCATTACGGTACACAGGTACCGCGGGTTGTACGAGAAGTACAAGAAGCAGATATGGGACCTAGACCCCAAGCGTCATCTCCTGTTGGTGCGTGGGCTAAAGCGTAGAGAATACAGGCGAGCTATTTACGCCGAAGAGCTGTGGGTCTTGGACCCCGACAAGTTGAAAGGCTAGACATGACCGACGACTTCTTTCAGAAGCTTCGTGGCTGGGGCGACGAGCTTCTCGACCCCGAGAAGCGCATTCGCCCGGGCATCAAGGGAGCCCTGGAGAGCATCGACATGGAGCAGCAGAGGGCTGCCTCCGAGCTCCGCGGGGTGTTGGGCATGGAGTACACCATCGATGAGATGGCGGTCTACTTCGGCGACCTCGAGAACCTGTACGCGTTCCTGAACGTGATGGTCGGCCTGGACGGCTGGGTGCTGTTCAACCAGGCGGACGACGTGGTTCACACGCGCCCCATCTCCAGCGCCTACCGGGTCCGCTACTGGTTCCTGGACCACCCGAACCGCAACTACCGCCTCGAGATCATGTACGTGGCGGAGGGCCACAGCCCGTACCACTTCACGCTCGAGGACTTCGCCATCGCGCACGCCAGCTTCAAGGTCCCCACGATGGAGGCCTACGGCAAGGCGATGGTGGCGCTGCGCGGTGTGGGCTACGAGCCGTTGCAGCACTGCGAGTCCAGCTATGGCCGGTTCAGCTACATGTGCATGCCTCACGGCCGGGGTCACGTGGTGCCGATCAAGCCCCGGATGAACACTCGCGACGTGGCCAAGGGCATCGGTGGTGACAGCAGTGGTAACTGAGCTGCCCGCGATGCTGGTCGTCGGAGCTGCGGAGGGCAGCCTCGGGGAGGCTGTGTACGAGGAAGCCAGTGAGGGCTACGACTTCGCCTCCGTCAACACCGCGGGGATCGGCGAAGAGCAGATCAAGATGGACGTCACGCATTCGTTGCGGGTCAAGGAGGTCCTGCAGGAGGTTCAACCGGACATCGTGGTGTGCACGGTGGGCGTCAACGTCCCCACGGAGGTGGACGACCCGTGGCTGATGACTAAGCTGTCGGACGCGTTCATGACCAACGTGACGGGCCCGATGACGCTGCTCGGCCAGTTCTTACACAGCTCCGTAAGACCGGGGCGCGAAGGCGCGGTCAAGAAGTTCATCGCCATCAGCAGCAACTCCGCCCGCATCCCCCGCACCCGCAGCCTGCCCTACTGCGCCAGCAAAGCAGCGCTCAGCATGGCCCTGCGGGTTGCCGCTCGGGAGCTGGCCCCTGAGGGGCGCTGCATGGTGTGGGGCTACGAACCCGGCCTGCTGGCCGGTACGCCCATGACCCGCGCAACGGAGGCGCGGCTGGGCGTGGGCAGCAGCACGGAGGAGGGCGACTACCGGTTCCCGGCGTTGCACCGCATGAAGGGTGTGAGCTCGAGCGGTCTCCCGGTGGAGGACCTGGCCGCGCGAGTGGTGGCCGATGCGGCGAACTTTACGGTGGCGTACAACGGCCTGATCATTCCGTTCGACGCGGGCGAGATCTAGCTCCACTTCTGCGCTCCGGGGCAGCAGAGCCCCGGGGCGCGGTAGCTTGAATATGGCAGGCAAATACTATCGAGGGAAGGCAGCATCATGACCGGCAAGAAGCGCGGGCGTCCCGAGTCGGGCAAGGCTCGACTCGTGGAGAAGTTCTTCAAGGACAACCCGGGCAAGGACATCAACGTCCTCGCGTTGATGGCGGCCACGAAACTGAGCGGGGAAGAGGTGCGCAAGGCCATCAGCTACCTACGCTCCCGGGCGCCGGGCGGGGGCGCCATCTCCATCGACACCCTTCTGCGCGGGCAGCTCTGGCGCTACACACCTCGCGAGACCGCGAGCCTCTCTTCGGCCAGCGTGACGCCCTTGCCCAGCATCGTGCAGGGCAAGGAGGTGCCGGAGCACACCCCGGCTCCCAGCACTGAGCCGGAGGCAGTCTTCCGCATCCTGGGCACCGTCATGGAGACCGGCGAGCTGCTGCTCACCGGGCAGACCTTCGGAGTGACCGGCGTGTGGCTGGCCCGGGAGATCTGATGACTGATGCCACGCCAGTTACCGAGCACGTGCATGAGTGCGCGGAGCTGCTGGGCGAACGGCTACAGGCGCGCTATGTGCCTGAGCCAGTGCTCGCTGAGTCGGTGGCCGCCGTTCTTGCCCTGGTGGACATGCCGTGGGACGAGCACACCGAAGACGACGGGCTGTTCCGCGAGGGTTACGAGACGTGCGCGCTGGATGTGCTCGACGCCATCGCAACTGCCTGGGGCATCAGCCTTCCGCAGACACCCGTGGAGATGTGATGGGACCGCTACTGACCATCGGAGGGCTGATCGCCCTCGTCGTCGTGCTGGGCATACCGATGCCGGCGCCCTGGGTGCTCGTTGTGGCGGGCGTCGTCGTGGTCGCCTGGGTGGGCAGCGTCAAGCTGTTCCCCGAGAAGACTTGCTACACCTGCAAGGGTAAGGGGGCCCTGGGCTGGTCCCGGCTGCGGCGAACCTGCCCGCGGTGCAAGGGATCTGGGAGAATCAACAGGATGGGAGTCAACAAGTGAAGATCTTCATGATCGGACCTATCTTCGAACACGAAGACAGCAACCTTCGGACCTTCGGTCAACACGAGGAGTTCCTGCGGAAGTGCGGGCACGAAGTCGTTGTGCCGCAGGACCTCGAGCCCCGGGCCGGTAAGTGCCCCATGCCGGACCGAGACCTGCCGGTCATCGTTCACTGTGGCCACACCCGCGAGTGCTGGATGCGGGTCTACGTGGAGGAGCTGCTCGGCTGCGACGCGCTGTACTCCTTCGGGCACAAGGTCGGCGAGGGCAGCTGGGAAGGGGAGCGCCTCACCAACACGGCGATGGCCATGGGCATCCCGGTCTACTTCTGGTTCCGCGACATACCGACCGCTGAAGCGCAGCAGGCCCAGGCGAAGGCGGAGGGGCAGGCTTTCCTCGTCGACAAGGACACGGGGGTTCGCACGTTCCTCGGCACGGTACACAACATGAAGTTCACTCCCATCACGGAGACCCAGGCTGTCGACGAGCTCTCCGCGGAGCTGGCGAAACTCCAGAAGAAGCACGAGGAGGAGAAGGCCGCTTTGTACGAAGACCGCCAGGAGTACGCAGACGCGGCGGACCGGGCCGAGCAGGCGTTCGGCTACGTCTGTTCCAAGTGGCAGGAGCTGCTCCAGCGCGAGACCGGCATCGACGGCATCGTCGCGGACGTGCAGGTCGAGATGCTGCTCGCATTGCAGAAAGAGAACCAGTCTTGGAGCCATGATCGCCCCGAATTCAACAGCGGGGCGAACTGGATGATCGAGCGCGTGCTGGGCTACCTGCGAGGGGAGCGGCTGTGATGCTGTGCGTGCGGTCCGGCTGCCGCCACAACTACGTGTTCCACGAGGGCGATGAGTCCGGTATGGGCGAGCCCGAACCCTGCATGGCGCCGGGCTGCGACTGCCCGGGGTTCGTGCGGCAGGCCACCGACCAGCAGCTGAAGGACACTCGCACTCGGGAGGCTCGGGCCGAGCAAGATTCGCTCCTCGACCCGAACCTGCCTCTCCAGGAGTTCATCGGCCAGGCCGTGGGCGCAGCGTCCATGTGCTGGGAGAGCCCCGAACGCGCCGGGGTTTTCGACTCTGCGCGGGCGCAGCGAATCGTCGAGGAGACCATGCGACGCATTTCGGAGGCACTGCGATGAGCGACGGCAAGACGGTACAGAAGCCGTACGAGGAGTGCCCAACCTGCGGGAGTCCGAAGCCAGAACACCACCCGGCCATGCAAGCCGGAGGCGAGGTGCATCTGTGCAGGAATACCTGGCACCTGTCAACCGAGGCCGGCAGGCGTGCAGTGCTCGACGCCAGCGGGGATCGCGCCTGCTGCGGTACGCCGATCGGCACCGAGCACAGGCCACAATGCACAGTGCCTACCAGTCGCATCCCCGACGGGGGAACCAAGACCGTTCAGAAGTGGGCGGATCAGGCCATGTTCACGGCCGAGCCGATCGAGAGGGACGACGGTCCGCGGGTGTACCTGCTCTCGATGACCCCCGACCCCCTCGCAGCCATCGCGGCGCCCAGCAAGATCTACAAGGGCGAGGTGGCGCGCAGCTACCGGGACGTGACGCACGCCGAGCGCAAGGAGTACATCGAGCAGATCAAGAAGACGAAGCTGCAGATGCCTTTCGAGGCGGTCAACTTACACTTCCTGATTGAGGGCGTGACCCGTGCATTCACCCACCAGCTCGTGCGGCAGCGCACGGCGGCCTACGCTCAACAGTCCGACCGGTTCGCGGTTCAGGAGGGTGGCTTGCCGGTCGCGCTGCCGCCCAGCCTGGCGGGCACGACCGGGGTGTGGCGTGACCACGAGCGCAACATCCTCAACCGACTGAACGACAACGACTGGCTCTTCGAGTACGACTCCGGCGACCCAGCAGTAGAGCGCGCGCTCGCCGAGGCCATGGTGCGCGAGCCCGAAGCGGAGCGCCAGCGCTGGGCCTGGGACATGGCGGTGGCCAACACCGAGTCCAAGTACCAGTACCTCGTCGACTCCGGTATGCCGCAGGAGGATGCGCGCGGGCTGCTGCCCACCAACATCCTGACGCGAGTGCACTACTTCACCAACCTGCGCGGGCTGCTGGACCACGGCGGCAACCGGCTGTGCACGCAGGCCCAGTTCGAATGGCGCCTGGTGTTCACCCGCATCGTCGAGGCCATCCGCAACTACAACCCGTACGCCAACCTTTCCCGCCAACTGGTGAACCTCGCGGACGAAGACGCAGCCCTCGCGGTTGATCACTGCTACGAAACAAGCGAGCGCTGGCAGTACGAGGCCATCGCGGACCTGTTCCGACCGGTGTGCTATCTCACCGGCAAGTGCGAGTTCAAGGCCAACTTCGACCGCAAGTGCAACATCAGGGAGCGGGTCGACGCGAACGCCGCAATCGGTCGTCCGTCGTCCGAGTGGCACGAGGACAAGGTGCTCGGCGTGCGTACGTGGCAGGAGGCGGAGCGCCTTCCGATCCCGTGGTTTCGACATGAAGATGGCGACATAATTCCTGCGATCCGCCCTGCCGAATGGCTGGCGAATCCGGGGGCTGCTCGATGAACGACGTGGCGATTACGGACGAGGAGTTCCGCGGCAACCTGATCGCCTTCTTCGGCCAACCCATCGGCATGGCCATCGGCATCTTCATCCTGCTGGTCGTGCTGCGCCTGCTATTCCGGAGGAAGTAATGAGTCGGCTGTGGGTCAGCGCGCCCGGCTATCAGAAGTGTGCGAACCCGGTCTGCCTGCACCAGGTGCGCAACGGCGTGCGGTACTGCTGCCAGAGCTGCGACCTGGCGCACGCAGGCAACTACGAGATCCACAACGCCGGTCCGCTGGCCCACAGCCAGGCGTGCATGCAGCTGTACCTGGATCGGGGACCAGTAAGGGAGCCCGAATGAGCGCGCCGAAGACTAACCCGGCCGAACTCCGCCGGCAGCGGCTGCTGACGCGAGCGCAGGCTCTGGCCGTGATTGTGGAGCGGCTGGCCGCGGACCTGCGTGACGGAGAGGGGCGGCAGCTGATGGCCGAGGCCTACGGCAAGGTTCTCGAGGTAACAGAAAGGCTAGGCGGATGAACGAAGCGGACAAGGCGGAGGCAGCGGCAAGCCAGCTGCGGCAGGCCACTCGGGAGGCGCACGAACTCTTGCGAGACATGCGCGAGACGCTCAAGGCGTTGCGGCAGGCGGGTGCGGAGATGACCGCCCTGCTGGCGGAGGCGGCCGAGGACCAGGTGGATCTGAAGCTGAAGCCGGTCATCGATGCGAAGGCTGCGGATCTGACCAATGCTTTCCGCAGCATCACGGAGACCGCGCAGGCCCACACGATCGAGAAGTTCGAAGAGATCACCGCGATTCTGCTGGGGCAGAACCACCCTAACCACGACGAGACGCTGGTCGACCTGGCGCGGCGGGTGCGGGCGGCCATGGAGAACCAGGGCGTGGCCCCACAGCGCCCGGGCGTGTACAAGAGCCGGAGGACGCTCTGATGATGGGCTACGACCTGATGGGCAAGGCGGACATCACGTACCGCCAGCTCAACAACTGGTGCGACAAGGGGTGGTTGAAGTTCAAGCTCGTCCCGGGCATGGGGCGGGGCGGCCAGCAGCGCGAGTTCACCGCTGCCGAGGCGGAGGTCTGCGTGCGCATGGCGCGGTTGGTGGCCGCCGGGGTGTACCCGGAGAAGGCGGCGAAGATCGCACGCGGGGACAAGGCGGCCATTCAGCGGCTCATCTCGGCTGTGCTGCCCTGTGCCCCCGCTGGCGCCCTGGCTGGCCTGGTAGGTGGGTCTACGGCCCCAGCGGCACGGCTGGCCGGGCGCACGGCCGACGAGGGGGCGGCCCCGGGGCAGCACTGAACGGGAAGGTCGTCTCGCTGGCAGCAGCGTCGGGGCATGCGGTTGACTGAGCGCAGGCAGAAGTAACACCCACGGAGGCAGCAATGAACCACTTCGACGACGATCGAGTGAGAGAGACCTACAGCGCTGCGGTGAAGGCGGCCGGGCTCGCACTGGAGTTCGGTCGCATCGACCGTACCGGCGTGTGCCACCCGGGTGGCGCACCGGAAAGCGACACCGACCACACGGTCATGCTGGCCTGGCTGGCGCCAGCGTTCGCAGACCTCGTCAACGACCAGCACGGCTACGAGTACCTGAACGTCGGCAAGGTGTGCCAGTTCGCGGTCGTGCACGACATGCCGGAGGTCTTCGCTGGCGACACACCGACCCTGCGCATCACCCCGGAGCAGCAGGCCGAAAAGGAGCACCGCGAGTGGATGGGTGCCGTGCGGCTGGCCGCCATGTTCCGCGGGATGCTGCCGTGGATCGCCACCTGGGTCCGCACGTACGAACAGCAGGCCTGCCGGGAGGCCAGGTTCGTCCGGGCGGTGGACAAGATCCTGCCGAAGCTGGTGCATCTCATCGGCGGTGGCGTGGGGCTGCGCCGGGAGCGCGTGACCCGGGATCAGTTCGACGCCATGGTGACGCGCCAGCGCGCGCAGCTCATGCAGTGGCTGGACGCGGGGTCGCTGCTGGTGCTGAAGATCTACGACGAGGCGGCCCGGGTGGCGCGCGAAGAGATCGCCTTCTGGACCGAGGATGACGCCACCTCCCCCGCCCCTCGACCGCAGCCAAGCCACTCACTGCGGGTGACGGGTAGCACGGTGAGCATGCAGCACCACAACTGCCTACACCCGGAGGACGGGGAGACCTGTCCGTTCACATTGGCCTATCACATGGCCACGAGAAGCTCAGCGCTGCACCTGGCCATGTTGCCGCAGGGGGACCACCCCGTGGAGCTGGACGGGCGCGGCGGAATCGTGTTTAACGGCAAGGAGGACTGAGAGATGCTGGAGATGTTGTGGGCTACGGCCGTGTTGTACGTCATAGCCGCATCGTTCGCGTTGGGGGAGAACCTCTCCTGCGGCCGAACGCTCACGCGCGGCTGGCGGGCAAAGGCACGCATTGCCGTGGAGGCAGTGGCGTGGCCAGCGGAGGAGTCGTGGTTGCGGCTACGGCACTTTGTCTCGGAGCAGTGGCGGAACGCAGTGCCGCGCTACCAGGGAATGCCATGACCAGGTTCCTGACGTGGGGTGTGCTGGCGCTGCTCATCACCACCCTGAGCTCCCTGGCACTGATCCTGATCAACCAGGCCTGGGTCGCTCTGCCGCTGGTGGGTGTCAACGCCGGATGCACGCTGATGCTGTGGCTGCTGGCCCGGGCCAACCGGTCTGCCGGCGCCGCGGAGCGGCTGGTGAAGCTGGCGGAGGAGGCCTACCGCCGGGACCTGGACTGGCTGACCCTCTCGCAGATCGTGGAGGCCACTCGCGATCCGCGGATCCAGCAGGCTCAGCGGGAAGCTCGCATGCGCCAGCAACAGGTGTGGGACGCCCGGTACGCCCGGGGTGAGCAGCATGACTACTGAGACCAGTGCCGAGCAGCTCAGCATCGCACTGATGGCGGAAGCGCGGCTGATGCAGGCAGAGCTCCGTCTGACCACCGCTGAGCGACTGGAGCAGTGGTCGAAGGACGCGCGCAAGCTGGGCGTCGCCCACCACAAGCGCCAGGCGGCATTGCAGGCGCACCACAAGGCGTGGGCGGTCGGTGTGGCTCTCAAGCTGCGGGACTGCGTCGCCGACATCGACGAAGTGCTGGAGCGCATCTCTGGCGGAAAGAACTATCGAATCATCCGCAACTACCTGCAAGGGATCATCGATGAGCTCGAGCAAGAGGTATGACAACTACCCGCGCATGGCGCAGATGGTGCGCGCGTTCAGCCCGGGTGCGCGAGAGGTCTGCCGCGCCTGGCATACCGCCCTGTTACAGGGCTATCGAAACTTCGCGGCTGCGGTGCCCGCGGAGTGTGGCCTGCCGCTGACCGGTAGCGACGTGGAGGCGGTGCTGAACAGCTGGCTGCGGGTCATGGAGGACCTGGCCGGGTTGTTCAGCGACGTGCGCCCGGCGGACTGGTGCTGCAAGCGCGGCATGATGGCCTTCCCCGAGCCGTGCCCGGCTCACCCCCTGCCGCTGCCTGGGGCTGTGCGGGCCCGTGGGACTGCCGAGGGGGCCGAGGTGTACGAGGTGATGGGGGTCGCGGGCAACTGGCTGCCGCTGGCGGCTGCGGAACCCCCGACGCACCCCGAGATCGGTAGCGAGTTCCGCCGCATCGACCCGGAGGACCAGACCCTCCCCCGCGGGGACCGCGATGACTAGCCGCGACAGCGAAGAAGTGGAGCGGGAGGTGCAGGCCCGTCTCGAGGGGATGATGAGCCCTCTCTCGCATGGCCTCTTCTGCCGCAACCGTAAGCGCGCGACGTACGGCTGCTGCCCGGAGCGAACTCCCAGCCTGGCCGCAGCCGTCCGGGAAACCCTGGAGGTGCTGGGGCAGTGGGGCTACCTCGACCTAACTAGGATCGAAGGGGGCGGTGGGTGATCCCCGAGTCCCCTCGCGTCATCCGGCCCGGATTCGACGAGCCTTTGACGGACGTGCAGCGTCTGTTCATTGTGGCCTTCGACCCGGGCTGGACTACTGGCTGGTTCGTGTGTCGGGTCGCGCTGGATGAGCTGCGGACGGCCGGGCTGCGGGGTGTGGCGTTGGCGGCGGCGGACCCCAGCGTCTTCGCCTGGCGTGCGGGCAGCTTCAAGGGCAGCGAGCCCTGGCAAGCCGAGCTGATGATGGCCCTCGTCCGCGGCACCTGGATGCACGGGGGAGGGGAGTTTGCTCTGGGGGCTGAGTCGGATCTGTTCATTGTGGTGGGTGAGGACTACAAGTCTCGAATGATCGGTGATGACGCTTCGGTGCTGTCCCCGGTGCGCATCCAGGCCATGTTTCGGATGCTCTCGTGGCGGGCCCCCTTCCCCTGGGTGTTGGCGGGCATACCCGACGCGATGAACACCTTCACGGACCATCGCCTGCGCATGTTCAATCTGTGGTCGGGAGTGGCTGGAGCAGAAGGTGAACATCAGCGGGACGCTACGCGGTATGGCGCGCTGTACCTGCGCCGGGCCGCGGACCCGCAGTGGTTGCAGTTCATCGAATCGAAAATGCCGTGGTTACACGATGAAGAAAAACAAAAGCCAAAAACGAGTAAGTAAGTTCTATCTATCTCTATCTCTATCTCCTTATAACTCCTCCTAGGGACCCCTTGTTTGATGGTTTCGTAGTTTGATGAATAGGGCAGGGGGTATAGTTCATTTCATCTCGTCAGAGATAGAACTAGCAGGTAACTGGTGAAAAGGGTTAGGTGGTTAGTGTGACATATCCTCGAGGCGGCAGTGAGTTCGGTGGTTACCCGGGTCTCATTCAGCCGGAGCCGCACAAGGTCTCGGACTCGGCGACGGAGCAGCTGATGCTGACGTACCTGACGGACACGGACGACGCGAGCTCAACCCCGGAGTCGGTGGCTGATGCCATTCGAGCGCAGGGTCGCAAGGATAGGCCGCTGCAGAATGACTGAGTCCATGTTCCGAGACTGCTGCCTGTCGGCGAGGTGGGAGCAGCACGCCAGCGACTGCCTGAAGGTGGGAGCGGTAGCCGAGCCCTGGGAGGGCAGCGAAGAGATGGCGTTTGCCGACGCAGAGCCTGGCGCGCCCCTGGGGCGGGTAGGCGGCCAGATCGAGTTCGAGATCCCGGAGAGCGACCTGGCGCGCGCAATAGGAAGGTCTCTCGAAGAGTTGCAGCACGTAACGCAAGTTACGCTTCAGCAGCAGGTGGTTCGGGTCTCCGGTGGCACTGTGATCATCAGGACAACGGTGCAGCACATTCCGGACAGGCAGAAAGGCGATCGTTAAATGTGCAACCACATCGTTCCCGCGTTCGCATGCGCTGACTGCGGGGCGGACTACGGAGCTCCGCTCGGCTGGGGCGAACGGCGCACGGCATTTCGGGCCGAGCAGGAAGCTGCGCAGGCGCAGTACATCCAGGCTCGTAAGGCGCAGGTGTGCGGCCACACCAGGAACCAGGCAACGCCGGAAGACCTGAGCGTGGACCGTACCTTCGAGAACGAGACGAGGCTGCACCGATGAGTGAGCCGAAGTATCAGGACCCGATGGACCGCCCCGCGCAGCCCGGGCGCCCCGAGCTGGTGTGGCCGCGGGGAACGTGTGGCATGGAGGGCTGCACGGAGGAAGCCTTCGCCTACGACAAGGACCCCGCCACCGGAGTGATGCTGTGCCGCAGCCATCGGACGTGGTCGTGGCTGGGTACCTGGGAGGCCAACGGATGGAGCCTGCGCATCACTCCGACAGCGGACCACACCTGGTGGTCCGTCTGGGGCCAGCGGCTCAACGAGGTGGCGTACGATGAGGAGATCCAGAACTGGGACATCAACCTCGTCATCCGCGAGCTTCGGCGCGGCACCAACAAGAAGATCGAGATCGTGCTGCCTCAGCCGGAGCATATCCTGGCCCTGGCGGACGCGCGCCTGAACAAGGAGCTGGCCCGGCTCAAGCGCGTCGTGGCCAGTTGGGAGGCACTGGGCAATGCCGGTCAACGTCCGGGCAGATGAGGATCCGTACGTACACAGTGAACTGTTCAGAAGGGTTAGTGAGGGACTAATGAGACTGATCGTCAATCCCAGTGAGGCGGCGGAGCTTCGCGAGGTAGGGGTTCCGGAGAGCGCCTTCGTCGTGAGCGAGGACGTGGCGAACGACCCGCTGCGCCCCACCCGATGGACCCTGGGCGAGCTGGGGCTTTCCTTCGAGAGGTCCTTCACGCGTGAAGAACTTGAGGCAGCCATCGCCCGCAAGACGGCTTTCGCCACTGACAGGGCCGGCGAAGCAGCGCGTGAGAAATACGAAGGCGTAGACGTGGATGATCTCCACGACCTGCCTTTCGTGCGTGCGGAAGGACTGCCGACGAAGGTAGAGCCGCGTGCGGAGCCGTCCGGCTCCATAGCAGAGAATGAGGAGGGTATCCTCACGCTGCACGATGGGGACGGCAACCTGCTGAAGCAGTGGAACAACTGGATCGAGGTGGCTCGGGAACTGCGGGCAGGCATGCACCTGGAGGCCAGGTACGCCAAGCTCCAGGCAGCCAACGGCAAGCTCGTGCAGATGATCGAGGAGATCATCGAGGGCTACGCGGACGCAGACCTGAACTGGTACCTGCGCAAGGCGAAGGAGCTCCGGGATGGCCAAGCCGGAGACTAAGAGCCGCAAGCGAAAGGCTGCGCGGGAGTACACCGAAGAGGCCCGCACGGTCTTCGGGGAGATGGGCGCTGGCGTGGAGGTACCCAGACAGGGTCTTCTGCGCCAGCGCTTCGCTGTGCCTGCCGCAACGCACCACCTACTGACCGAGCGCCAGCGCACCGTCCTGAAGGGCAAGGTGCGCATGAGCCGTGGCTGGGTAAGGATGAAGAAGATCATGGAAGAGACCGGCATGACCATGGAGGAGTTCGTTGCGCAGCTCTCCGTGGAGGAGTTAGTCAAGGGCAAGTTCAGAGACAAGTCCGGCGGCTTCCGTGGCGCCAACCCCAGTTGGGTGCCGCGCGAGTTCCACCGCGCCTGCTTGCAGGAGCTCATGCGCCGTGGCCGGGACATGTGGCAGAAGAACTACCTCGTCGCCATCGAGGCCATGACCGACATCGCGGCCGGTCGCGGACCGGCGGGCCTCATCGCCACCCCAGGCGAGCGCTTGAAAGCCGCTCAGTTCGTCGTAGAGCGCATGGAGGGCAAGATACCGGAGAGGCTAGTGGTTACCGAAGAGGAGCGCTGGCGCACGGTTCTAGACGGCATCGTGGCCGAGGTACCGCCGGAGGCCATGGCCCGGGGGCGCAAGGCACTGGAGGGCGCCGCGCACGCTGCCGAGGAGATCATGGACGCGGAGGTACTGTACGAAGACAATCAGGACACTTCTCCCGACCCGGCCCCATCCCGCAGCCGCCGGAGGCGTAAGTGAGTCTGGATGCCCTCCTCCTGTTCGACGGGATCAGCTTCGGCTGCGTAGTGGTTATGCTGGGCATTGTTCTTATCGATTGGGGATGGAGAGGATAGAAGTGAGCGCAGCGTTGTTGGCGGGCTGGGTGGTGTTCTGGCTTGCCGTTCTGTGTGGTCTGATCGACGCCACCGGACCTATCCGGGGTGGGCTCAACCGCTTCGGCTACTGGACGGGCAAGGCCATCGGTCGCGCCTTCTACGCCCTGCGGTGGCCTCGTTGAGCATGGGCGGCTGGGTGGCCATGGTGTTGTACTTCGGCGCGGCCATGCGGGACGCCACGCCCGAGCAGCGCCAGCGGTTGAAGGAGCTCATGCCGGACCGCATCGAGGAGATCCACACCACGGATCTGAAGGACAAGGAGGCCATGAAGGTTGCGCTGCACCGCTTCTTCGTGGTCATCCACTCCGTCATGCCGGACGACTGGGTGCCCACGGGGGAAGCCGCGGACTACATCAATCGGATGATAGGAAAGCAACCATGATCGAGAGGTTCCTGCGCCGCAACGTGAAGGCCGTGGAGCTGGTGCTGTGGGTGCTGCTGTGCTTCGGCCTGAGCTTCCTGCTGTGCGCGTATATTGTGATCTTCGCCTACGGGAGGTGAGTTCACAATGGTCAGTGCTCGAGGTGGCAGGTTCGGTTACGTGGTGCGCAGTAGGCAGGACGTGTACCGAGCTCTGCGACGCAAGGGCAAGTCGAAGAAGATAGCGGCGATGATCGCCAATGCGGGCCGCACCGCGGCGGGCCGGAAGGTCATGGCGCGCAAGGGTGCGCGTAACCGCCGTAAGCGGAGTCGCTAGCTGGGCGCAGGCGCGCACCTGTACGCTTCCCACACCGCACACGCAAGGAGGCACAGTGACCACGCAGCATGAAGCCGTTCTCGCTTCTGTGTTCGAGGACGAAGACGGCGAGTGGGGTTACCTGTTCCACATCAAGGGTGAACCGGACACGTTCGTCCGAGACCACATCGGCCGGCAGTATCGGATCACTGTTGAGGAGGTGAGCGGTGGCACAGGGCAAGCCCAGCAAGGGGACGCGGAAGGACAGGCGTCTCAAACGTAACAGGAGGAAGAAGTGACCACGACCGAGAAGCCGTTCATCCGCAAGGAGATCACCGCGCCCGACATCAACGCCAAGGGGTTCGTCGTCGAGCTCACGAAGGGCGATCGGTGGGGATGCGTGCAGGTGGCCACTGTGAACACCAACAGTGAGCTGCGCATCGCCGCGGACGACGGCGACGGCACGGTCCAGTTCACGGGGTGGCGGTTCAGCCTGGACCTGCCTGCCCTGGACCAGCTCATCGAAGCAGCAACCGAGCTCCGCGAGGAGCTCAAGAAGGAGATCTGATGGCCTCTTCCCCCGGACTACCGGTGAGGTGGCGCCCGGAGCGCGGCATCAAGCCTCTGGTCCAGAACCCCGCGCGGGGACAGAAGCTGCCGCTGTTCAAGTCGGCTGCGCGCAGCTCGGCCGACCGTGGGTACATCCCGCGGTACGACCTGGACGACTAGGAGAAGACCGGTGGCACTGGCGATTGTGAAGAACCGGCTGTGGCCGCGTATTGGCTACTCCCCGAACAAGGCACAGCGCAGGATTCACGCCAGCACCGCGCGATTCCAGGTTGTCGCAGCGGGGCGTCGTACAGGTAAGTCCACCGCAGGGGGCATGGAGCTCCTGCCCGAGGTCTATCGAGCCTACATGCAGAAGGACAGGCTCGAAGAGCTGGGCATCCGCCACGAGTACTGGATCGTAGGACCACAGTACACAGACGCGGAGAAGGAGTTCCGTGCCTTCTACAATGCGTGCAAGCGTCTCAAGATGCCGTTCGACAAGCCAGGCACCTACTACGACAGCCGGAGCGGCAACCTTCAGGTGAGCCTGTGGGGCGGTAAGTTCCTTCTGCAGGGCCAAAGCGCCAAGTACCCGGAGAACCTGGTGGGTGAGGGTCTCAACGGCGTGATCATGGCTGAGGCCGCCAAGATGAAGCTACGTATCTGGGATCAGTACATTCGCCCGACGCTGGCGGACTTCCGAGGCTGGGGCAAGTTCAACTCCACTCCCGAAGGGCGGAACTGGTTCTATGAGAAGTGGCGGGACGCTCAGAACGGCGTTGACCCAGAATGGGAGAGCTTTCGCTTTCCGAGTTGGGATAACGAGAAAATATTTCCTCTGGGCGCTGATGACCCTGAGGTACTCTCGATGGCTCGAGGGATGTCCGATGAAATGGCTGCGCAGGAAATTGAGGCCAAGTTCAGCAAGTACGTAGGCCAGGTCTTCAAGGCGTGGGATGAAGAATGGCACGTCAGCAGCAAGGTTCAGTACAACCCGGAATGGCCGCTGTACCTAGCCACCGACTACGGCTGGACCAACCCGAACGTGGTGCTGTTCATTCAGGTGGACCCCTGGGACCGGGTGTACGTCATCGATGAGTACTACCAGAACCACCGCAGCGCTGAGGAGCTGGCCAACGACCTAGAAGAGGGCTACTACAGCGCGGACCATCCAGCGTTGTGCCGCAAGGCGACGAAGCTATTCCCCGACCCGGCCGACCCCGCAGCCAGCCACACCCTGTCGGAGCGCCTGCGCCTGCAAGTCCAGTCCGGTACGGGTGGCGAGATCAAGGAGCGCCTGGAGATCATCCGCAAGTGGCTGAAGGATGAGAACGATCACCTGCCCTTCCCCGCGGATATGAATGACTACTCGGGGCGACGCCCGCGGTTGCTGGTCAATCCGAAATGCAAGATGTTGATTCACGAAATGGACGCCTATCGGTATCCGAAAACCAAGGACGAGCAGAACGCCATCAACGAACCCGAGAACCCCATGAAGAAGGACGACCACGCTCCCGAGGCACTGGGGCGCTTCTTCCGCGGGCACTTCGGGTTGCGTGCGGTGCAGGCGGATCCGGTGGTGCGCCAGATGAAGACTAGTCGAGGTCCGCGCACTGTCAGCAGGCGCAGGAGGGTTAGGAAATGACAATCTTTTTGCAGGTACCCGTGACGGACCTGCCGGGGGACGTGCAGGGGCAGATGAAGGCGCACACGGACCGCGACCGTCCCAACGAGGCATGCGGTTTCATCGTGGAGTTCGCACCGGATGTGGGCGGCCATATGGCTGCGGTGCAGTGCCGCAACGTGGCCAAAGACCCGACGCACAACTACGAGGTGCACCCGCACGATCTCAAGCTGGTGTACGCCGAGGCGGACTGGCGCGTAGTGGGTCTGTACCACAGCCACCCCAACGGCCCGCCGCAGCCCAGTAAGACGGACCTCAAGTTCGCCCCGCCGGATGACCTCCGCTACTTCATCGTCACACCAGGCGTTGTTACCGAGTTCCAGTTGAAGGAGGGGTCGTGAGCGCTCCCGGTATGTTCACTCAGTACTCGACCATTGCGCCCTGGTTGGGCACGGCGCCCGGCTGGATCCCGGCCGTGGACCAGCAACGCATCATGGCGTACCAGAAGTACGAGGAGATCTACTGGGGCGGTGAAGAGGGCTTCATCGAGGTGATGCGCGGGGACAACGAGAACCCCATCTTCATGCCCACTGCGCGCACGCTCATCAACACCGTGGCGCGCTACACGGCGCCGGACTTCGGCGTGAGCGTGGAGGCGCCGGAGGGCACCAGCCCGGACGTGGTGGAGATCGCCCGCCTGGCCTTCGAGGCACTGTTCACTCGAGAGCAGTTCTACAGCAAGTTCGCCAGCAACAAGCTGAAGGGGCTCATCCGCGGTGACTGGCTGTGGCACATCACGGCCAACCCGAACAAGCCGCTGGGGCGGCGCCTGAAGATCATGCAGGTGGATCCCGCGGCCTACTTCCCCGTCTACGAAAGCGACATCGTGGAGGGCGGCGACCCGGACAAGCTCGTCAAGGTTCACCTGGCCGAAACGGTCACAATGAACAACCAGGAGTACGTCAGCCGCATGACGTACGAGCGCGTCTTCGACGATCTGGGCAACCAGACGGAGATCATCCGCTCCCACGCGGTGTTCAAGCCGGACGAGTGGGCCGGTACCAGCGCGAGCCCAGTCGCCACGGTGTTGAGCCCGGAGCCACTGCCGCCGGAGATCCCGGCCATCCCGGTGTACCACCTTAAGAACACCGACCCCACCGACCCCTTCGGCAGCAGTGAGCTTCGCGGCCTCGAGTCCGTGCTGCTGGGCATCAACCAGACCATCAGCGATGAGGACGCCACGCTGGCTCTGGACGGCATCGGCGTGTACGCCACGGACAACGGCGCGCCGGTTGACCAGAACGGCAATCAGGTCGACTGGATCTTCGGGCCGGGACGGGTACTCATCCACGCGGGCGGCATGCGGCGCATCGACGGAGCAGGCAGTGTCACGCCCTTCGGAGATCACTTCGAGCGGCTGCGGAACTCGGCTCGGGAGGCGGTTGGCGCCAGCGATGCCGCCGTGGGCAAGATCGACGCGAACACCGCGGAGTCCGGCATCGCGCTGGCTCTGCAGTTGCAGCCCATCCTGACACACACGGCCGAGAAGGACCGGCACATCATCGATGTGCACTCGCAGATGTTCTGGGACCTGTGCTTCTGGTTCGCGGTATACGAAGAGCTGGTGCCGCTGCTCAGCACGGGCGAAGGCGGCGAGGTTCAGCCAGCCGTGCGGGTATTGCCCACCATCGGTCCGAAGGTGCCGGTGAACCGCAAGCAGGTCATCGACGAAGTGATCGCGCTGCGCACGGCCGCGCCGGTCCTGATCAGCATGGAGACTTCTCACAACATGCTGCGGGAAGCGGGGGTGCCCATCGCCCCGAACGAGATGGACCTCATCCAGCAGGAGGAGGCGGCGATGATGGCTGCGGTCAATGCGAAGGACGACGCGGAGGAGGAGGCCCGGCGCAACGCGGAGGGCGGGGACCAGGCGGACCAGGAAGAGCCAGCTGACGAGGGGGCCGACGCATGAGCGGCGGGGAAGACATGAACCAGGGCGTGCAGGAGCTGCTGACGCGCGCCAACGAGCTGGCGCAGGAAGTGGCGGAGCTCAAGGCGTGGCAGTCGAAGTACAAGGAGGCGGCCGAGCTCTGGGACGCACTGGAGGCTAAGGACAGCCAGCAGGTCACCGAAGCCATCCTCATCGCCAAGATCGTTGACTTCGAGCAGTCCGGGCCGGAAGGCACTGTCGTCAGCGCCAGCTACACAGACGGGTGCGACTGGGTGAACCAGCTCGGTCTGATGGCCGCCTGGCAGCTGATCACGAACAGCGACGGTGTGGAAAAGGCATGACCAGGGTCCTGCGCCCCTTCCTCGGCCCCGGAGCCAACCCACTGCGGTTGTACCTCCGGGGCGAGCGCATCGCGGAAGTGGGCATCGTAGACGCCCTGCGGGATGCCGCAGCGGACGCGCAGCGGCGCATCAACAAACTCGAAACGAAAGCAGGCATCGGCTCCATCGTACGCAGGGCTCAATTGGCTCTGATTCGGCGAGAACTACGGGCGGTGCAGAATGACATCTGGAAGGAGGTGGGCAAGAGCGTTCGCGCTGCGGCTCCCGCTGTCGGTGACGCTGCGGCTGAAGCTGAGCACGTACTTCAAGCGCTCTTGTTCCAGGCCAGCGGAGTCCGAGAGCCGGAAGGTCTCGTGGCGAGCCAGAAGGCTTACGCCCGTAGGACAGTTGCAACTTTCCTTGCGCGTGGAGAGAACGGCATCGGCCTTTCGGAGCGTGTTTATCGCACGAAGCAGCTTGCGGCTGGATACGTGGATCGAGCTGTCAATCGGGTTATCCTTCAGGGTGGAAGCTGGCAGGAGGTGGCAAAGGCTGTAACTCCGATGATCAACCCGGACACCCCGGGCGGAGTCAGCTATGCGGCCAAGCGCCTGGGGCGCACGGAGCTCAACAACGCCTTCCACACCACCCAGCAAGCCAGCGCGGAGATCAACCCGTTCGTGCACGCGCTGCGCTGGAACCTGAGCGGCAGTCACCGGCACCTGGACCGCTGCGATGAGCTGGCCCGCGAACACAGCAAGGACCTGGGGTCTGGACTGTACGTTCCAAGTGAACTGCCGCGCAAGCCGCACCCGCAGTGCCTGTGCTTCACCACCAACGAGATGGTGGATGAGGAGGAGTTCCTGAGCATGGTCCTGGAGGAGGATTCCTTCCTCGACGACCTGGAGAAGGAATACCGCGCACCGGAAGCCCAGCGCCAAGCCGCGGGAGGCAATGTGGTGCCCCTCCGACCGCGTCCTCCCGCAGCCCCGCCTACGCCGAAGGCCAAGCCAGCACCCAAGCCGAAGACGGGCGCTGCTGCGCTCAAGGCTGCGCCACGCAGCATCACCGATGACTCGCTGGGCGAGGAGCTGCGCACAGAGCTCCGACTGTACAAGGGCGTGGGGTACAGCAACACGAACAACTACCTGCGGTTCGGTAGTGGCGGCTTCTTGCGGGAGACTGTGGAGAACCTGGACAAGGCCATGAATCAGTCGCGCCTGCGCAGTGATGTGCAGGTGTGGCGCGGCATCAAGAACCCCAGGGCCCTGCTGGGTGATCGCATCGATGGTGATCTCACTGGCATGGAGTGGATCGAGGAGGCGCCGCTTTCTACCTCGGCGGACAGGCGCGTGGCGGAAGGGAAGGAGTTCTCCAAGGACGGCATTATCATGAACATCACGGTGCGCAAGGGCGCTCCGATGGTCAAGCTGAGCGAGATGGCCACGGGGGACCAGAAGCCAGGCCAGGGCGGCAGGTTCGAAGCAGAGCTGCTAGGCGGCCGTGGCTGGAAGATGCGCGCCACCAAGGACTACGTGGATGATTCGGGAAAGCGTGTTGTGGAAATAGAGGTGATCGACCATGGCCAAAACGGCACGAACCCCTGGGACCGCAGGTAAGCCGCTGCCCGTTAGGGACCGCTGGGCAACGGATGAGGTGCGGGGTGGTTGGAAGATCACCAAGGAGCCAGAAGCTCCTCGAGACCAGGGGAGACCCCGTTCTTTCCCGGGTAAGTGACTACAAGCTACAGTGAGCGCATACGCGCGCCAGTGGCGCGCATCCACGGTGCCAGCGTCACCGAAATCCAGGAGGAATTGTGAAGGTGATTCTCGTCGACCCGATGTCGATGCCGTTGCACCCGCTTCTGACCCACCCGCACAGTGGTCAGCCGTTGCGTGCCGTCTGCCAGCGCGCGGACGGTAGCTACGTCTGGCCGCACCTGGGCGCGGATGGCGAGAACGACGATGCCGACGACAGTGACGACGGGGATGACTCGGACGACTCGGACGACAGTGATGCCGACGACGACGCCAACGGCGACGACTCGGACGACTCGGGGAAGTCCAAGAAGTCAGCTGTCAAAACGGTTTCTCGCGAAGAGTACGAGAAGCTGAAGGCCCGCATGGCCGCAGCGGACAAGAACCGCTCGGACACCCAGAAGAAGCTCGACGAGTACGAGCGCAAGGGCAAGACCGAACTCGAGAACGCCCAGGCGGACGTGAAGCGGCTCACGGAGGAGAAGGAGAACCTCTCGGTACGGTTCACCTCCATGGCCCTCACCAACGCCTTCCTCACTGCCAGCGCGCAGGAGAAGATCAATTGGGTGGACCCGGAGGACGCGCAGGCGATCGGTGGTCGCGGCCCCCTGAAGGATCTCGAGGTCGGCGAAGACGGCTCGGTTGAAGGGATCCGGGAGGCGGTCAAGGCGCTCGCGAAGTCGAAGCCCCACTTGCTGCGCAAGGACGAGGGCGACGACGAGGACGAGACCAAGACGAAGCGTCCGCCCAGCGGCAACGGCGTCGGAAGTGGCAAGAACGGTAAGGGGAAGGCGCGCAAGGACGGCGTATTGAGTGCCGACGACCTGCGCTCACGATTCCCCGCTCTCAGGTAATAGGAAGGGACTGACACCGTGGCAAGATTCGATCACACCGATCCGAACACCGGCACGTTCCGGGCTCGGCTCGAGGCGACCTGGCTGGATGCCGACGTGGGCGTCGTCCGCGGCGTGGGGCTGAACGCCAACGGCCGTGCCGTGAAGGGCGCCGGAGCCAGCGGTCTCAAGGGCGTCGTCGCGCTCGGTATGGTGCGCAACGCGAGGCACCCCATCGACGTGATGACCACCGGGGAGATCCTGGACGTCACCGACAACGAGGTCACCGGCACTCTCGCCGCGGGCATCAACATCTACTGCGTTCCCGGGACCGGCCTCCTCACGGTGACCGCGACGGGCAACGTGTACGTGGGCCACATGGTCGAGATCGACCGGCTCATCGTGCGCTTCGGCATGTTCCCGGAGGTGTCGGCATGACCAGCACGATCATGCGTACGGGCAAGCAACTCTACTTGCCGTACGGCACCTGGTCCGCAGCGGCCAGCACGGGCCCGGACGGTACGCCTGCTCGCAACCTGCTGCGCCGCAAGTGGTTCAGGGACCTGGTCCTCGCCGGTCTGGGTGGTGGCGACCAGGGCTACAACGAGGCCGCGGACGTCATCACGCAGACGATCGACGGCGTCAACACGAACGAGCTGTGGTCCGCCTACCAGCAGGCCGTCGCGCTCAGGAACCAGGAGCGCCAGCCGCTCATCGACTTCCTGAGCTACTACGTCACCGAGCCCGTCGAGGGCATCGCCACGGCGGACAGCGACGCGCGCTTCGAGCGGGCATCTGAGTACGGCACCCCGCGTTCGTACCGCCCCAGCGGGGAGTTCGCGTGGCTGGGCTTCGACTTCCACTGGTACGACCTCGGTAACCGGTTCACGTGGGAGTTCCTGGCCGACGCCACCGCCGCCCAGGTCGACGCGGTCGCCACGCAGGCGCTCGAGGCGGACAACATCCTCATGTTCCAGATGATCATGTGGACGCTGTTCAACAACGTCAACCGCTCGGCCCAGATCAACAAGAAGCCCTACAACGTCTACACCTTCTGGAACGGTACGGACGGCGAGGTCCCGCCCACCTACAAGACGAACACCTTCAACAGCACGCACAACCACTACATGGTGAGCGGCGCCGCGACGGTCGTCTCGGGTGACCTGGACGACATGGAGGAGAACCTCGTCCACCACGGGTACAAGCGGTCGAACGGCTACCGCCTGGTGCTCATGGTGAACAAGGCGCAGGGTGACGTCATCCGCACCTTCCGCAGCGTGCTGAACGGTGGCACGGCGAAGTGGGACTTCATCCCGGCGCAGGGCACTCCGGCGTTCCTCATCCCGCGGGACTACGTGCTGCCGCAGGGCACGACGGCCCCTCCGGCCAGCCTGAACGGATTCGAGGTCATCGGCGAGTACGGCGAGTGGACCATCATCCAGGAGGACTACATCCCTCCGGGCTACATGGTCGGCTTCGCCAGTGGTGGCCAGGAGTCCATCACGAACCCCGTCGGCATCCGCCAGCACGCCAACACGAACCTTCGTGGGCTGCGGCTGGTCAAGGGCCGGGACAACGACTACCCGCTCACGGAGTCGTTCTTCCAGCGGGGCTTCGGTACCGGCATCCGGCACCGTGGCGCCGGCGTCATCATGCAGGTGAAGGCGTCCGGCTCGTACACGGCTCCGGTCGAGTACAGTGAGGAGCCGTAAGCCATGGCCCGCGAAATCGATCTCACCAAGAAGCTCAGCGAGGACGACCTGCGCT